TCATAACCCGAAGGTCGTAGGTTCAAATCCTGCCCCCGCTACCACCGTTATCTGACTCAAAGCGGCGCAGCCGCCCTTGAGTTCTGCCCACAATACGCCGTTCTCCGGCACCAGCTTGATATCTTCCCCTAGAATGCTCCTGAGCGCTTCGCGCGCGTCGGCGATGTCTTCGATCCGTTCCAGTCGCTCGGCCAGGCCGCGGTAAATCTGTTTGGCCCTGGGCAGCATTTGGGTCGGTTGCCATGCCTCGATCTCTTTTATTCTCCGTTTGGCGGCATCGAGTCTCCCTTCAGCCTCCTCGAGGGCCTGTTTTGTCGCCGGCGTAATGATGCCCTGGCGGATGGCGCCGATGATGTTGTCGACCTCGGCTTGCGCTTTTGCCGCGGCGCGGCGAGCTTCGCCGATGTCGGGCTGCGCGGTTTTCAGCAGGCGGCGGACTTCAGACTCGAACGCCCGATAGGCCCGATCGGACAGCAGCTCTTCTTTAATGCCCGCGAGTAGCGTCCGCTCGATCGCGTACCGCGGCACTTTGATGCTATTCGAACAGGCGGCCGAGCCGCGATCCTTGTGAGCCGAGCAGCCGTAGCGATAGCGATCGACCACGACGTACGACGAGCCGCAGCAGGCGCAGCGGAGCAATCCCGAGAATAGATACTTCGGTCCACGGCCGCCGCTGATGCTGGCGCGCCGAAGGTTTTCGCGCTGGCGAGCCGTTCGGGCCCGCGTCTTCAGTGCGCGATCGCGCGCGGCGCTCCAGGTATCGTCATCCACGATTTTCAACTCAGGATGCTCGGTGATGACCCACTCGGATTCCGGCCGCAGGATACGCTTTCGCCGGCCGGTCGAGGGGTCTTTGATCCATTTCGTGCGGTTCCAGATTTGTCGGCCGTTGTAGATCGGATTGCCGAGGATGCCGACGTGCTTGGCGTCCGGATAAATCGCCGTGAGACACCAGGTTTTGCCGCGAGCCGAGGGAATGCCGAGCGCGTTGAGCTCCGCGGCGATCGCGCGGGGCGAGTGGCCCCGGATGTACCGATCGAACATCCAGCGCACCCACTGGGCCTGCTCCTCGAGGATCACACGCCTATGACCATGGCCGTCGTGGACCGACGCATAGCCATAGGGCAGTCCGCCTGCGCTGTAACCGTCGAGCGCCTGGCCCATCAGGCCGCGATGGGTCTTTTCGGCCAAATCGTCGAGATACAGCTCGGCCATCAAGCCGCGCATGCCGGTTTCGAGCTTGTAGCCGTTGCGCGCGGTATCGAGCCCGTCGGATACGCCGATCAGACGGACGCCCAGGAACTTGAGCAGGCGCACGGCCTGGGCGGCCTCGATATGATCGCGCGACAGCCTCGAGAGATCGTCGACCAGCAATACCTCGAATTGCCGATCCCGCGCCGCCTTGATGAGCGCGCGATATCCCGGCCGGTCGCTCCTGGCGCCGGATACCGCCTCATCCTGGAACACCAGGGGCTTTTGCCACCCCTGGCGATCGCAATAGGTTTCGATGTTGCGGAGCTGGTCCCGGATCGAGGCGTCGCGCTGCTGATCCGAGCTATAGCGGAGGTACGCCGCCGTGCGCATGGGTTGACTGATCTGGTTGCAAACGGCTTACCCTAGCGGGCGCGGGCTCGCTTTGGAATGAGGCGATTTGAACGGAATTCTCACCCGCGGCGCCATCCGTGGATTGGCTCCGCAGAAAGTCGCGTACGGCTTGCCGGGCGAGTATCTTCACGAGGGCGAGAATTCCGGGATGAAGCTCTGATTCCGAATCTGAATCCATGGGTTTTGTCTCCCGTTTTTGGGCACAAAGGGGCCGCGTCAGCCGAAGTCAGGACAACTTCGGCTGATGGCAAAACGCGGTTACGGGCTAATCGATGGTAACGAGATCGTCGCCCTTTCGTCGCTTGGGCGGCGGATTCAGCGCGGCGTCGAGGCGCTCGGCGACCGGCTCCAGCAGCAAATACAAGTCGTACCCGGTCAGGAACTCCAGCTTGTTGTCGTCGGCGCTTTCCGCCAGGCGGATGACCGCCTGCAGACGGTGGTGGGCTTCGTGGATGAGATCGTTGGGCGTGGCCATGTTAGAAGCCCTCCAAGCTCGTTTGTTTCGGGTCTTTGCCGATCAGGGTAATCTCCGGAACAGGCTGGCCAAGCTGCCGGCAGATCACCTTGATGCGGTCGACGATCAACCGGTATGAAAAGGCGCACCTACAGGCTTGAAGATCTTTGAGATAGCGCATGAGTTGCGCCTCAAGCTTGGCTTGATCGGCGGCTGAAACCACTTTTCCGTAATAACCAAGCCTACGGATACTCGGCAGCACCTCGCCAAAAACCCACTTTCTGAACGGCTTGGCCTTTGGAACCTGGCTCGAACAGAGAAATTGATACATGCCAGGTTCGGTAACGCACCAAACCATTTGAGCACGTCCTAACGAGTCGATGACCTCCAATTTTGTTAGGTCATCCTCATCGATGAGGTCAGTCGCTTTGCTTGTATTGCTATAGTCAATTGCCTCGCAAATATCGACCAAGACAAGCCTTGGATTCCCTTCCCCATCGAGGATGACGCGAATTTGGAAGGTTTCTTGAAAATTAAAAACGGTGGGCGCGGAAGCGCTTTGGAACGGATTAGTCATGACAGACTCCTAGAGATTGAATTGAAGGAGCCGTCACCTCGTCGCCAAACGATAGGGTGACGGACCGCGCAGGGTTGGCGAACCGGCTCTCTAGGACACCGGCAGACCCGTAGGTCTCCCCACGCGATCCGCCATAACAGGAACCGCGGGCACTAAAAAAGCGCCCACGAATGAACGATGGCGCTGTCGCGCCTAGAGAAATTTCCGGGTCGCCAAACCCGGCCGCTGGACTTACAGCGGCGAACGCAGCATACGCCCGGAATTTCGCCCGTGTCAATGGCGTGCGATTTGATCTTCGATGGTCTACACTCATTAAGGTTCACCTTTTCTGGGCTGGTGAATTTCAAAATCAGTCGATGTCAACTCGACATCGACTGGGTCTTTGGGACCGGCGGCAACCGGTCCCGAACTTCAAAACCTAAATTCGCGACAAACGCGGAAAAAGGAGGGGATGGTGGCTGATTTTCTTGGCGGCGGATTCGGATTTGTCATCTTCGTTTTCCTGGTCGTTCTCGCGATCCTCTGGTTCGTCCTGCCGTTCGCGGTGTTCGGGATTAAAAGCCGCATGGACAGGCTCATCGCCGAAACCCGAGCGACTAAGAAGGCCCTGCACGACCTGATCGAGTTGCAGCGAGCAAGCCAGAACGTCGATCAATCCTGATCCTCCCTTTGTCTTACTCGTCCACGGGGAGGCGATTTGAACGGAATTCTCACCCGCCGCGGCGGCCGCGGATTGGCTCCGCAGAAACTCGCGCACGGCTTGCCGGGCGAGCAGCTTTACCAGGGCGAGAATTCCTGGATCGAGTTGAGTTTCGTCACTCATCATTCGATGAACGGAATCATCTTCGGCATCTCGCCGGTTTCGTATGCCCGCGCGATTTGAGGAATCAGGAAATCGCCGGCCGTCCCGCCGTCGGGCAGGACGATGTTGGCGAGAAATTCGCTTTCGAACTCCGATATACCGCACTCGACCGCTTCGAGCTTGGCCTTGATCACAAGGGCGAGCGCGCGCCAGCGCTGCCGGACGGCTTGTTCGTAAGCCTCGGCCGCAGAGGTGGCAGACCGAAACCTGCCGGTTGGCGTAAGGGTGAATTTCTTATCTTTCCTATTCGGCATGGCCAGCTTGAATAGGATGCGCCGGCCGATCATTTCGAATGCGATGACAGCGTGATCCTGGGTTTGGGCATACATGAAACTTGTAGCCCCGTACCTGGATAGCGTCCGCTCGATTTCCAGGCGGCTTTTGTCGGAACTAACCTCGGTTTGGGCAGCGTAGCGGGTCATGAATTACCGACTCCCTTAACCACCCCAACCAACGGCCTGGAACGATCGGAAGAGCTTGCCTTTCCAGGATCTTCGACATCTTTTTCTACTGGTATGAACCCGGTGCCGTCTTTCCCGCCGGTCATCCGAAGATAATCGACCTCGACCTTGGCGGAATTTATGATCGTCTGGGCGACGTCGGCGACGGCCTTGGCGCGGTCGATGTCCATGGGCTTGTCGGGATCGAGCAGCGACTCGATGGTGACGAAGAGATGGTTTCTAAGATCTTCAATCTTGTTTTTCATGAGCATCCTCGATGGTTCTTTTGAGTTTCCCCGCCAGGCGGATGACCTCTTTGAGCGCCGGTGGATACCGGTGGATGGTGTTTCGCCGCATGAGTTCCTGGCGGCTGATCATCTCCAGATTCTCGATGCGGACATCCTGTTTGTTTCCGTTCTTGAACACGACCGTGCATCCCTTCGGTATCGGTCCGTGATGTTCCTGCCAAACCAGAACATGAACACCGACCCAGTCCCGCGGCGGGTAGCCAGTATCTGAGACCTTGCGCTGCAGGTAGCCGTCATCGGTTATCCGTTCGGTTCCGATCGGCTTCCACGTGTGCGGCTTATTGCCCGTCTTGAACGTCGTCTCGGCGGAGCGGCCTTTCGGTTTGAGTCCCGTCATACCGGCGTTCCATGGTTTTTGCCCTTTTGTGAACTGGGTTTTCGCGCCTATATGGTCGCCCCGGCGCAGGCGGCAGGCGTGCGGGCTCGCGAGGTAGACCTCGCTCTTGTTGAGCCCCATCTTGTTGGCCTTTCGATATACCTGCCCCAGGGTGCGGCCGAACCGCTTCGCGAGATCCTTGGTTGGCGTATCCGGGTAGAGCGTGCGGAGCTGCTCTTCTTCTTCCGGAGTCCAGAATTTGCATTTGCGTTTCATGGAGTACATCCCCTCAAAACGGCGCCCAACATGAGCCGAATCTCCTGGTATAGATGGCATCGCCGTCTTCAAAAAACTTGAGGAGGCGCTGTTTCGGCTCTCCAGCAAACGAATGAGCCAGGGTAAATACCTTGTCCAAAGCATCGTAGCACTGTTGCTCATCCGCGCTTTCAAGGAAGGCTCTCCAAGCCTCTTCGCTATCCAGCTCAGGTCTGCATTTCATCTCTGTGCCCCCTCATCCGCTTCGGGCGAGGCAGGTATAGCGTTCAAGTTGGCTCGAACTTGTCGGTCCCCTTTGCTCCACCGATCAACCGCACCCGGGCATTCCGAACAGACCCCGACGCCGGCCTTGCGGTCGACGACCAGCCAATAGCACGGATCGCCGAAATCATCCTCGCAGGCGTCAAGATCGTCGCAGCCGCAGCCGATGCAAACAGAAATCTTCTCCACTACCGCCCCTCCTTCCCCGCCCTAAACACCCAACACCACAGGGTTTTCTGCAAAATCTTGCTTTTCACGTTCTTCTGCTCCAGGAACTTATGTGTCTTGCTGCCCGATAGGTACTTCTTCAGTTCCGCGGTCGGGATCCGCTCGACCTTGTGCTCGGCGCACACCTGGTCGAAATGCTTCAGGTTGATGGCGATGATGCCCTCGTCGTAGGAATGGTTGAGGATCTCCTCCGGGCGGCCGGCGAATCCCTCGCTGGCGTAGCGCATCTGCACGTTCAAGAGCTCGTAGGTTTCCCAGAAGCCTTGGACGATCGGGTGATCCGCGTTCAGCCGCTGCTGGCGGTCGACGGCGCGGAGGTATACGTGCTCGGCGAGCTGGTCCAGCATCTCCTGCGTCAGCTCCGGGATGCCCAAAGACATGGCCTCGGCCAATGCCATCAGCGTCGCGTGGTTCTTGATGATGCGCTGATCCTTCACCTCCTTCCCGCTGAAGAACTCCTGATACACCGGCAGCCGCTCCCGGTAGAGCTTCAGAATCTCGGCCTCCTTCTTGAGGCAGCGCGGCAGGAATCCGGCCATCTCGTCCACCGTGGCCGATTCGAAGCGCGGCGCCAGGCGCCGGGTTTCCTCGTTGAAGTGCCGGCTGGTGAAATGGCACTGGATGATGCGGGAGAGGAGCGCGGGCGTTCCGTCCACCTCGGCGTTCTGGGCGATCACGATCGATCCCCGGAACGGCGGTTCCTCGGTATCGTTGCCGCGGTTGAACACGCCCACCGAGCGTATCGCGCGGCCGTTGTAGGCCGTCTTCAGTTCCTCGAAGTCGAACATCCGGGCTTTCGCGCCGGGCGCCTCGCGGTCAGACTCGATCAACACCACCGGCATGTTCGAGGCCTGGCTGAACGCCCGGGCCCTCGCGGCGAAGGTCGCCTTGCTCGGGTCGAAACCCTCGTAATCGTCGCGGCCCATCAGCTTCCAAAGGAATTCGATGACCGTCGACTTGCCGGTCCCGTGCTCGCCGGTTATTTCCAGGAACGGAAAGCTCTTCTGCAGCCCCCGGATCTGCTCCGCGAACAGCGATCCGAACCAGAAGGTCAGGCACATCACGCCGTTCCAGTGGAACACCTTGAGAAAATCGGGAAACCAATCGGTTTTGAAATCGTCCGACCCGCGGGCGATTGAAAAACCCCTGAAGCCCGACTTGATCGGTTTGGGCTGCTCGAAAAAGCCGTGTTCGTTGGGCATCATCTCGCGCCCCTGGTAAAAGCCGAAGGTCTGGAACAGATACGCCCCGGTCGTCTTGTCGTAACCGACGAACGGAACCGTTTCCACCTCCAGCGACTTTCGCTTGAACCAGCGCTCCCGGATGATCTTGTAATGGCTAGGCTTGCCGTCGAACGTGGCGCTGCCGGCGGTCACCAGCAGGGCCTTGTTGAACGACGGCGCCGATTCGATGGCGGAGCCCGATAGCGCGATCTGCACCGCGGGCTGGTTGCTCGAGTATTCCACGCGGAAGAAATAGGCTATCTCAGCCGTCAGCCGGTTGCGTTCGGTATAGAGGAACTCCGGCACGCAATTGGAGATCGGCACGATACTCGAGTGCGCGCCGAACAGCTCGAAGGAATTCGGGTGCGCGATGGTGATGCCGTCGTGGACTAGCGCGGCCGCCAGCGTATCGCCCACCTCGCACGAATAGAGCTTCCCCTCGAACGGCAGCACGAACACCCGGAGCGCCCGCCACTGGTGGAATACCCAGCATTTCCGGGTAATGGTTTCCGCCGCGAACAGCCGGCCGCGGAACAGGGCCTCGCGCAGGAACTGATCGTTCAGCTTCTGGAGCCGGTAGATATCGTCCCAATCCTTCGAGGTCCCCGAGAGCACGCATTCGGCCGACTCGTTCAGCCCTTTCAGCTTCTCCCGGTGGCTCCGCATGTACTTGTGGCCGGCCTTGTCGTCGTCCAGGGCGATCCGCCACTTGATCGACCAGCCTAGGTAGGGCGCGATGTGCTCCTCCGGGAAATTCCCGGCCATCAGCAAGGCGGCCACTTTATAGCCCGAAAGGTGAAAGGCGATCGCGTGAAAGATGCCCTCGACCAGATACACCTCGTCGCCGACGTGGATCTCCTGCCCCGGCGGCGTCCACCACTCGCCCCGGACCACGGTGCCGTCGGTCTTGCGTTTGCCGCCGAAATGCACCCGCTGGCCGTCGCCCTTCTTGCGGTCGATCAGCCGCTCCCAATAGCGGGTACGCTCCGGGTCCAGCCAGAAACGGACGGTTTCGTAGGTGATGCCGCTCTCGCGGTCGCGGTGGTGGCCCTGCTCGTACCAGTCGCCGACCGTCTCCAGGGGAAACCCGCGATTGTGCGACATATAGGCGTCGGCCGTCGCCTTCGGGTTCTCGGGCGTCGGCGGGTGCCGCCTGGTGTAGTTATCGAACAGCTCCGGGTACAGCTCCCGGCTAGTCTCTTCATACCCGCAGTTGTTCAGCCGCGAGCAGCGCAGCACCCATGGGTGCGATTTGGAGATCCACAGCTCCTTCTTGCCGCAGTTCGGGCAGCGCCCGCCCCGGAGGTAGTCGCCGGGCTTGTCGGGAAAATCGAAACGCGCGTCGTTCAGATAGGCCTGAACGAGCTCCCATTCGGCCGGTCCGTATCGTTTTTCCATGGCGCTACACCCGATGGTTCCATTCCGCTATCGCCCGCTCCGGGGGGCATGACTCGTCCGGGTGCGGGCCGATGGCTCCGCAGCCTTCGCAAACAAGAGCAAAAACGCCGATGTCGATCTCGTCGATCGCCGGATCCGGGGCGCCGCAAAAGGGACAGGGTTTTACATTGGCTGTTGTGCTATTCGTGCTCATTCTTCTTTCCGCGTTATCCGGCCGGATTGGCCTCTTCTTAATGTAGCGGCTCGTCGCCTGGCAGCGACGGATCTTGAGCCCGCTATTTCCGCTTCGTTTTCGCTCTCTTTCCGGCGGCTTTCTCCCGCCTCTCGCGGATGATCCGTTTCAGCTCGGCCAGTTTGATTCGCTGTCTGCCGTCGGTCAGCTCCCATGACGGCAGCTCCAATTCATCGAACAAACCCCTGTATCGCCGGAGCGCCGTCTCGCAGGCATGCTGGAACCCAAGGTGAGAGACGAACGATCCGACTGGCACGCTGGCTGCGCCGTCCGTCAGCCGGAGATCGAACCTGACCGCCGCCTGGCAAAGATCGGGCGCCGACCGGATATGTTCGGGCGTTACGAAATGTTTCACCCGGATCTCGGCCTCGGTTGCCCCCCCTTGGAGCAGCTCCATGATCCGCATGGCCCGTGGCAGCACGCGGCTGCAGTAGATGACGTCGTTCGGTTCCATCGCGTTATTCCCCCATCAAAAGCTAGTTGGATTCACACTTCCCGGATCTCGGTGTAAATCCCTTTCCCCTGGATTCTCTTGCCACACTGCGGACAAAATGCGGGATAGCAGCCACGCTTGAGTTCGTCGATGATCTGTTCGGCTCGTTCCCTCGAAAACGCTGGAATCCAACGCTGGGCCGCCGTATTGGATACTGGATTGCGCTGGCACACGAAATGCCCAGCAATCACGAAATGGGATTCTGTGCACATCCTATTTATCCTTTGGCCTTCTCGCGCAGCCAGGCCGTGCCCGCATCAATTGCGGCCTGTTCGCTCTGGTGGTAGCCGCACGGCAGTTTCCCAACGCCAATCACATGCGCGGCGTAACCAGGCGCCAGTGCGTTTGGATCAATGTCCAGCTTCGCCTCAACGCCTTTCGCCATCAGATACGCGGCCCGTTGCTGCACATTCATTTCGCTGTAGTCCATCTATTTCTCCCGCCAATGGTTGCAGACCGCACTCGGACGGGTGGCCACTCCGAGGTGCTCACAGTTACTAGGTGCCGATGCCAGTTGGAAATTGATATTTTCATTCCCGCAATTGCCGCATCGGCGGTCTCTGTCGTTTGCTTTGAACTTTCGCTCTTTCGCCGGCATCCATCCCGCCTCGAAGCGTTTTTGCTGGGCCGGGGTTCCCCATTTGTCTGCTTTCATCTCTATCCCCCTTGGTTTCGGGTCCGGACCATCATCCCCGCCCGCTCCGCCGCATCCTTCAGCAGGATCTCGACGACTTCCGCCTCGGTGAGCCGATGGTCCAGGGCAATCTGCTCGATGGCCGCGAGGAGCGCCTGTTCGGCGCTCCGGAGTGCGTGATCGGGTTTACGCATGGGCGGACACCGCCGAGGCCGCCGCCTGGACCAAAGCCGGAACCGGCATCGGAACGGACAAGCGCTTCCTTTCCAGGTAGCGACCCCGCTTCCACTCCAGGTAACAACTTTTGCACCACGAGTGCAGGCCATCCCGTTTCTTGTTCGCCAGATAGAAAAACTCCTCGTCCGCGGGCCAGTATTCGTCGCAGCGGGTGCACAGCTTTTCCGTTCCGAGATCGGTTTCGATGTACGCGGGCCTTTCCATGGCTACGACCGCAATTCGTTGAACGTGATGAGATCGTCGCGGATCGAGTCGAGCACTTGGCCGATGTCTCCGGCGAGCATGGGCGACAGGCGGTAAAGGACTTTCAGCTTGATGTCGAGATCGGCGATCGGCGGGACCTCGACGGGCTCTTGATTTACCGTCCGCGCCAGGGCGTCGAGCTGTACGTCCAGCAGCTTGAGCTTCTCGAATCGCTCCGGATCGGGCGGGCTCGATAGCCCTTCGACCAATTCGACTTGGCGGACAAACGCCCTCGCGTCCTTGAGCGGGCACTCTGAGGCTTGCGCGATCGCCAGATCGACCTCGGCTGTCTCCGCCTCCTTCGCCGCGACGTCCCGAGCCAGCGCCGCGTCGGCCGGCGGCATCTTCAGCTTCCAGGCTACGATGCCGGTCGGCCGCTGAATCTCGTTCTCGACGAAACCTTCCTCAGCCAGTAAGTGGAGTTCTTTCGAGATATTGTTCAGCGCCTTAGGCGCTGGAATCGACGCGAAATAATCCCGGTTCCGTTCGAAAATCAGGCTTCTGCTCACCGGCGTTTCGGCGTTTTTCAACGTATTCAAAATCACGTCTTTCAACGATTGCATGTCCGTTTCTCCGAAAAAGACGGCCGCCGCGAACAGCGGCCAAGATGGGAGGATAGAGATACGCGTATCGTGCGCCTCCGGCGGCCGTTCGCATCCTGCGGCCCCGGCCGCGTGGGGATGAGCATCACGAAATCTTCATCTCCAGGCCGTTCTCGACGACATAGAGATTCACATCGCTCAACCGGTATTGGCCGCCCGGTCCGCCATGGACGACATAGCCGGCCGGATCGCCGGGCTCGATATAAACCGGGAAGGGAAAACCGCCCCAGCGCTGGGGCTCGGCCTTCGCCCAGTCATTCTGAGCGGAATACTTGCTCGATCGCTTGATCTTTGCGTAAAGCTGCTGCCCTTGCCTGACCCTATCCGCCTTTTCGCGCTCGTAGCGGGCGATGTCTTCTTCGGTGATCGTGTAGCTATCCATTTCAGCCTCTCTACTGCTTCTTCAGCGTGCACCCGCACGCATCGTCGTCTCTGATCGACCTGCCGGCGAACAGGCATGACGGACGGTGCATCCAACGCTCCGCGAACTGCCGGCCGATCTCGTCCAGCTCGGCATCGATCCGTTCCTCGCTCTCCGCGCCCAGCGCCATGTACGCCGCCCCGTCCACCCAATCGTCCGGCTGGTAATTGCCGGCGGTCGCGCGGGCCATCTTCAACACTGCCATGAACAGCCAGCCCTGCGGCTCCGTGATCGCGTGCCCGGTCAGCGCGTTGAAGGCCTCGACCGCGCGGCACATGGACCGCTCGCCTTGCGGCTGATCCCGCTCCGCCCCGCGCTGCTCGATAGTCGCGGCGGCCTGGCGCAGCAGCTCAACCGCCCGTTGTGGTTTCGTCGAATTCAAGGAACACCTCCCCGTTACATCGTTTAATCAGCACCTGCGCGGCCTCGCTCTTCAGGAACGCCGCCAATTCCGGTTCTTCCCGCTGCATCCAGGCCCAAGCCGAGCGCTTCTTCTCCGCCGGCAGCCTGGAGAGATTCACCCGCTCCCGGTCCGGCGCCTTCTCCGTCAGCACCACGGTTGGCCAGCGCGGGCGCTCCTCATTTGCCATCGGCCTTCGCTTCCAGCCCTATCACGCACGATCTGGCAATGCCTCCAACCCCTTCACGAACGCCTCGAACTCCGCCTTCCTCAACTGCGTGCAGTGCTCGCGCCCGGTCAGGTTTTTCAGGCGATGCTTGTAAATCTCCTCGTCCAGCCCCTTGCGGCCGGCCAGCGCATGGATGTAGCGCACCCGCCCGGCCGTCATCTTCCAGGGCTTGGCGCGAGCCAGGCTCGACTGGCACCAACGGCACCACTTCTTGCCCGACTCGTTCCACCGCCGGCAGCTCGGGCAGCGCCTACGCCGCTTTCGGCGCGTAGCGGTCGACGCCATACCGCCAAACCTTGAACCGGTGCGACAGACAGAACGCCAGGATGGTCAGAGGCCACAGCGAGACCAGCAGCAGCGCGCCGAAGAACGAGCCCCTGGCCTCCATGCGCTTCGAAAACCAGACGAATACGCTGTCCATCCACAACAGCACCCCTACGCCCAGGGCGTAATAGAGCAATCCGATGACGAAGCCGACGAACAGCAGCAAAAACCACGGCGCGTTATAAATAATGGTGAACATTAGGCAACCTCCTCTAAGGCTTGATGGATGTCTTCCCGATCGGGAAGGGTGTAGAGGGCCGTCGAGTCGAGACTCTTGTGGCCCAATGCGGCTTGCACGATGCCGCGCGGATCGCGGGCCGTGCTTTGACTCATGATGCGCTTCGCCAGGGTGTGGCGGAGCCAGTGCGGGCTTGCGGCCCGGTCCTCAGGAAGCCCTGCTTCCCTCGCCCAGTAGCGCATGCGTTTCTGAAACTGGCGGACGGTCATCCCATGGCCGCGCCCCGACATGATCAAGGCCTCGTCCGGCCGCGGCGCGAAGCCCTGCTCCGCGCGGACCGACAGCAGCTCTTTCAGTGCCTTCCGAGCCGAAACGTTCAGATAAATCTTGTGCTCCCGGCCGCGCTTGTTGGTTTCGCCGCGGATCTGGAGGTAACCGGACTTCAGCGCCTGCTTCGCGTCGAACACGGTCAATTTCGACAACGGCGTCACCCGGATCCCGGTATGCCTGAGCAGCCTCAGCCAGGCCGCGTCGCGCTTCGGCAAGAGCCCCGCGCGGCGGTCGACGGTTTTGAAAAGCTGCTTTTCTTCATCATAGGTTAGGTAGCGTTCGAAAACCTGTCTCATGACGCCTGCTCCTGGAGCCGGCGCCAGAGCCAATGCCCGTCGTCCTGACCGGCGAAATACGCATCGGCCTGGGCGGTACCGACCGGGTACGGCATGGGCGGTTGAGGCCGATTATTGATGCGGTACTCCAGCGCCGAGCGCACGCCGGCCTTGTATTCCTCGCTGCGCGGCGTCGCGCCTGGATACTTCTCGCCGGAAAACCGCTCCGCCATGATCGCGTCGACGGATAGATTCACGGCTTTTTCGGATTTTCGAGATTCCATATAGCCTCCTGATGCAATTAAGCCTTGCGCACTGGCCGCGCGGTCGAGTGCGCGCCGATGTCGACGATTTCGAGCAGGGCCCGCTCGGGCCGATCAGACCGGATCTCCACCGCGCGGACGATCAGCAGAAGATTCGGCACCCGCAGATACAGCTCCACGTCGTAGGGGTAGACCGCGGCCATGAATCGCAGATGGTGAGAGCTCAGGGTCGATGGCGAGCGCGCCGAAATCCCGCACTCGTAATCGTCGCCCACCCGGTTAACGTGGTAGGCGGCGGAATACCGCCCGACCTGGATGTTGGCGCCCGGCTCCAGCCACTCGCGGCGGCGGTAAGCCGGAAGCCAGTGGGTGTTCGGCGAAACGAGTTGGACGACGGTCACGGCGGCTACTCGGCCGAGGTCGGGCAAAGTCCGCGCACGCGCCGAAGAAACGCCTGCAACGCCTCGACGTTTTCGTGCACTTCACGGGTAATGTTGTTGATTTCCTTAGGCGTGAACCGGCCGTCTTCCAGGGCGGCCAAAAGCGCCTTGGCGATGTCGCCATTCTCCGCATGCACCTTTCCGTAGGCCTCCAATAGCGCCTGATCGCCGGAATTGTTGGGTTCGCCCTTCGGGGTCAGCACAAAGCCGCACTCGTCGGCAAGCACGTGGAGGATGCTGAAGTTCCGAGTGATCAGCATCAGCGAAAGCGCTTCGTGAATACTGAGGCGGTGCCCCTCGCATGCCGGATTCAGCTTGTTGGCCAGCGTCGAATACGAGACCGCCATCTTTTGAGAGAGATCCTTGATGCCGCCCTTGTGGTCGGCACCGGTCTGGTGAATGGCAAGTTCTAAAGGCGTCAACATGAGATTCGTCTCCTGGTTTTCTCATTTCGAATTTGGAGACGACGGCTTATCCTTGCGGCCTGGAGCGTGCTACGCTCCAAGCCGAGACACAGAAAAGGCAAATGCAGAAAGCCAGTCGTCTCATTGGCCTGTCCGGGATGACAGTCCCGGATGGGCCACTCTTATGCCTCTGCCTGGAAGATCTCCGATTGCTTCGGTATCTTCAGGGCACCGTCCAGCACATCGTCGATGTGCTCAAGTGTTCTTTGCCTAAGGTTTTTATCCGCGATCCGATCTGCTCGGCAGATCATCGAGACGACTTTCGACGCTCTCTCGATCTTGCGGTCTTGCGTCTTAATGATGTCGACAGCTCCGGAAGCGATACGTCCGGCCCTTTCAGATTTAAGCAAGTAGAGCTTGATCTGCTCTGCCTCTTTGGTGGTGGACTCCATTCCAGCCATCAGGAAAACCGACCAGCTGACGAAGGTCGCTTTGTTGTTGTACTTCGAGAGCCCCAGCTCCTCAGCCAAGAGCCTGCGGAAATCCTGTCCGTAGGCAGTCAGCTTGTAGGTTTCCAAATCGTACCTTTCCGTGATTTTTCGGAGCCCCGATTCGTCAGCGTACCCAAAAATGGGGCACAGATCGGCTCGATTGGCGATGCGTCGTCCGTAGGCTTCTACGGTCTTGAACCCGAAATGCTCGCCAGCTCGCCGAAACATTTCGTTTTCAGTGCGCCGATCGATCTCATTGATAAGGGCTTGCACCGCGTCTTTGTCTTGATTAATGACGGCAATCTGGAGATCGACGAGCATGGTTACGATTCCTCCTTCGCCAATTCTCCGCGCGAGATCAGAGCCTCACGGATCAACTGCGCTGTCTGCTGATTCGGAGACCTAAACTCTCTCGTCGCCAAATTGCAGACCTTCGCATGAATTTCGTTATCGACTCTTACAACAATCATCTTTTTCGGCGATGGCAGCTTGAATTTCTGTGATGCGTCAGTCATCTTTTACTCAGCCCGGTGAAATTACGTGAAATTCCGTTATTGGAATTGATACAAACTTTAATTCCACATATGGAATTATTCAAGAAATAAAAAGCCTTAAATGCATAACGATTTCTTATCTAATCTGCTCTATATCATCAACGGACGTGATAAAACGCCTTGGGCGAACAGCCTGGGCCTCAGCGACGGCACAGGTCATCGACTGGTAAAAGGCCAACCTCCGCGGTTCGAGGTGCTCCGGCGTCTCGGAATAATCGAAGGTATAAACCTGGATTGGTTGGTCTGCTGTCGCGGCGCTCCTTACTGGATGCAGCGCTTCTATTCGGACCATGAAATAGCCGGACGACTAAAAATCCTCTTAAAAGATCACCCGTTGTCGTGGGTGGTTTTTTTGGTAACGGATCGAGTTCGGAACGCTTTGGTGCTGCGCCGGGAAGATCAATTTTTCTTAGATGATGGCGATGTCATCGATTTTGAACGTGCCGAAATATTGGCTGGACCGATTGGAAGCGAAACGGTTGCACTACTCACTTCGACATCGACAGGCGGATTGCGGTGCGTAGAGACCGACCCGGTTACCATGGAGTCTCTGCTTGATGGAAACCTTGGGGGCTATCGATTGACAAAGCCAGACGGCTTGCTTGAGCGCTGGCGTCCTTTAGATGTAAGAAAGGAAATCAACATCGGCAAGCAGAAGGATATCTATGCACCGGAGGATGAAACAACATTGCTGGCAATCTTCCGTGGGCTCGACCCGGACGATAGGGCACGTCTGGTTGCTGCTGCCAAAGCCTTCGAGGACTTAAAACGGAGTGAATCGTAGATGCATTTAAAGCTCGCCTGAATAGTACCTAATTTGGAAGGGATTCCCGACCGACTACCTGTAGACAAAGACGAGCAAGGGCGAGACGTCGTTCCGCTGAAGCCTATTTCCGACGTGTTCGGGAAGAAGATGGCCTGTTTGAGCGTTAGCTGAAGCGTAGATTGGGGACCTGCATTGGGGTTATGCCCTATGCAGATCAGCACCGAGAAATGGTCTGCATCCGACTCGACCGGGTTGCCGCCTACCTCAACACATCAACCCGGAGCGGGTTCGCGCCAATGGAAACGAAGACGGCGCGGCGTTCTTGGAGCAAAAACAGGAAGAGTGGGATGACCTGATCCACGCCTACGAGATGCAGATACGTTGGTGAGCTTGAAGGACGGGTTTAACGGTCCAGAGACAGGAGCTGACTACGCGCCGGAACCGGATGAATTGACACTATTGGAACGGTACCGCCGTCTCACTTCGGAGGACAAAACCCGCCTTATCGCCATCGGCGGCGCGCTCGGAGAGGTGGAGCGGCAGGAGCTGGAAGATTTATGACTGCCAGTGCATTAAAAAAGCCCCTCGGGTGAGGGGCTTTGGAGCCTACTAACTTAGCAGGGGATTAGGCGCCACCGCCAAGGGCGGCCTGACGACAGCTCGCCGGAAAAAACTTGTAATCGGCTGCGGCGGCATCCGTACCGCAGTGCCACCCGAGGATAGTATCCCCATCAGCGGCGGCGGCGGATACGGCCGCGTCCTTGGCTGGCGAAAGAATCAGTTTCTTACCGTTCGCCCCGGCAGCTACGTTTTGGAGGGTTACGCTGATGATGCCATCGGAAACCGCGATCGCCGCAACATACTTGGTTGCCGTGCTGCCGCACCCTGCGGTATCGGCGCTGTCCGGCAGCGTACCGTTTGCTGCGGCATACTCGGCAACGCTTGTTTTACAGGCGGCAGCCGCAGCCATTGCCTCACTGACCTTCGAGCGGTTCATGTAATCCTGATACGCCGGAATACCGATGGCCGCCAAAATACCGATGATCGCCACTACGATCATGAGCTCGATGAGCGTGAACCCTTTTTGTTGTTTTGACATAGACTTTCTCCCATTGAGTTGTGTCCGCGGAAATCCGCGTAAATCGACATAAGCAATCCGCGTGCCATACGGAGAAATGCGGGTTTGCGGAGGGATAGAAAGATAGCCGCGTCAGAAACTGACGCGATCCACGGCAAAACCTGCCGCGACAACAGAAAAAAATTGACGTGGGAGAATGGGGATGTCGGAAATTAACTTTCTTGTGCTCGCCGATGCCGATATCGGGGAGTTTTATTTGACCAAGGGGGGGCATGGGCTGGTTGTCAGGTTCGTTTCAAGCCGCGGCACCCGAGACCTGGCGCCTGAGGACAGAATCGATTTCGGACCGGCCAAATGCGGCCCCGTCACGGCCGCCGAGCTGGTGGCCACCTGGGGCGGCAAGCCCAAGCGGATCGAGGCGGCCCGTCAAGCGGCGTTGGCGTTTTTGCATCAATGGCCGGAAGGCCCGCAGATCGACTAATACAGTTTTGCTGACGCAGTACTTCTGCCGACAGAAACGCCGGTCATCGGTCGTCGGACCGGCAAGCTGACCGAAAGCCGGCTACGGGATGCCGTGGTGCAAACCAACGGCAGCGGAATCGGGGTCACCAGGGTGCCGGCGAGCAGGCTGATACCGGCTGCGGCAGCCGCCAGCGAGCGGCGGACGGAGAGGGTGGCCTGGGCCAAGGCAGAGGCTGCTGCCAACCCCGCCAGCCCGGTTTGCCCGCCTCCGGCGCCGAATTCCAGCACGACGGCGTTGCCAGCCGGCGGGATGTAGCTGCCCTGAAAATCGCAAACAATGGCGTTGCCGGCGGGCGGGGTATAGCTCATACCGGAGTCAGCTGGTCAAAGATCACGGCGTTGAAGTCCGGGGCCTGATTGAGATCGTCGAAGGCGATCACGTAATACGTATGGCCGTCGTTGAGACCTCCAAACACAAATTCCCCGTTCAAATCACTCCGGGCCTGGCTGATCAACAAACCGCTAGTGCGCTCGTGCACTCGCACCCATCGGCCAGAAACCGGGATCCCCGCCTGTTTAACGATGCCCCGCAACGTTCCGTTGCCGCCCACTGGGAGGGTCCAGCTTCGGGAATACACGCTAGTGTTGAGCCGACCACCGGATAACGGAGGATCAAATAATGGTACGGAGTCCGGCGAACTGTGTGTAAAACCAATAGCACCCAGATCAGCCATATTAAAACTCCCACGTATTGCTGATCTCGATCATTGCTTGGTTGGTGGAATACATATTCAACGCCAAAAACGTCCGTCCGGCGAGCGGTGTCCCGGCCGCCCCTTGAAACGTGTCTCCATGCTGCAGCGGCGTTTGATGCAAAGGGTTCCATAATCCGACAATCTCACCACGGAGATGAGGCCCAGTCACCTCGGTGATCCAGAGTGGCGCCAGGTATAAGCCAGCGTCCGGGCCGTTAGGGTAGGCTATCCCGCCTCCCCCCATCAAGGTAACATTATTCGACTTGATGAAGTCGCTGTGCTTGGTTATCGCCAACGAGCCACCGATTTGCGTGAAACTGCGAGCGACAAAATGCCCGGTGGTTGGGCTTGTCATCCCGCCACTCAAACTTCGCATAACATTGTTCGATGTCACGGTTGATGACGTACCTCCTATGATCAGGGTGGCGAAGGCGTCCGCAACTTTATAGCTCTTGAAATCACCAAATAGCATGATCGCCGCATCCGTTGCCGCAGCCGAACTGGTACCGTTTACATGCAGGATAGCTAACCTCTCGTTGGCGACGATGATCCAGGGCCTGGCCGTGCCATCTGACGAATTGCTTTTATTCCAATAAAGCCCCCCAGATACCTGCGCATTGGTCGGGAAAGGACTTGTCCCGGTATTCACGTCCGACATCGATTCATAGCCGACCACGCGCCCTGTGGTCGTGCCCGTGTCATCAACCCGCAAATAGAGCTGATTGCCGCCGCCCTGCCGGTATGCTGCCAAATTGGTTCCGGAATACGGCTTGGTCCACCCGGCCGGCGCCCGTTTCGCCGCGATCGTGCCGGTCGCGGGCGTCGCGGGCGTACCGGAGACGGTGAAATCGAAGGTGTTGGCGGTGACGTTCGAGACGTAGAATTCGCCATTGTATTCCGCCTGATCGGCACCCGAGATCAGAACGCAATCGCCGTTCTGAAACCCGTGCCCGGCTCGGGTCGCCGTGGCGATCGAGCCGCTCCGCGTGAGGGAAGTCACCGATCCGGCGTTGTAGCCGTCGACCAGCACGGCATTGAGCAGCGCGAGCAGCGAGCCCGCCTGCCCGGTTAACGCGGGGGCGCCGGTGTCGGTCGATTTGAAAACTTTAACGGTCGTGGTCATCAGTCATCCTCCTGGTATTGCAAAGTGCCGGGCGGGAATTCCGGCGTATCGCCGGTCAGGAGCGGCTTCGATTGGGTCAGGGCGCCCGCGATCCAGAGATTGCCGCCGGTCGGAGCGTCCCACAAGCCGAATCCCACGGCCGTGCCGATGTTGCCTGTCAGCGTGGGGAACATGACGGTCACGTTGTTCGAGGTCGTGCCGCTGGTCCCGCTCGAGGCCGTCGTCGTGCTGGCGCCCTGGGTGCCGGCCCAGTTGGTCAGGTTGTTGGCCACGGCGACACGGGCGTAATTCCCGCCCGAGGCCTCCACGCCATCGTTGCCGGCATCGCTTGGATTGCTGGTGAACAGGCCGACGTACCAGGTTGCGGGCGGCGTGAGGGCTTGCCCGCGGAACAGCCAATCGATGATCTTGTTCTCGGCGTAATTGGTCTTCGCGCTCATATCGCCACCCCGGCGCTCCAGCCCGCCGCCTTGTAGGCGCTCAGCTTTTCTTCGTCCTCGATGTAGGCTACCCAGCCGATCCGCGGCGCGCCGAACTGCCAGGCCGAGCCGTCGTAGATCGCCACCTGCCCGTCCTTGCCTGCCCAATCGCCCGTGCTGCCGGCGGCGCAGATATAGGTGTCCCCGGTGATCGGCGTGCCGGGTGGGACGGTCAAGTCGCGATCCTTGATGCTGAGATGGAACCCGAAGCGGCCGATTAAAAGCAGGTTGGCGTCCATGTCCGCCCCCCAGCCGTTGAATCCGGTGCCCCAGGCGTATTTGAGTCCGCTGCGCGGCTCGGTCGATGCCATCAGATACCTCCGTAATAGTTGCCATAGTGCAAGCCGTAGCCGGCACGGTCGAATTCGACGCTGTGTTTCTGGAAAGAAGCAAGTCCGCTTCGGACGGATTCCAGCTCGAATCGGACATGGGCGTTCAGCCGTCCGAGTCCGCAATCCGCTTCCTCGACTGACCAGATATAGTTGGTAGCGGACAGATTCACGGTCCGCCGCAGCGTGTCGGTCTCGTCGTAGAGGCGCAAGATGTAAGTGACGCCGTACTCCGGCCCGACGTTGCCGGCGTCCTGTTTGGTGAACCCGGCCGTTTGCTGCAAGCGGTCCCGATGCGACCAGGTCAGGCTGAGCGTGCCGGTAATCGCCACGGGGTACGCTGCGCCGTTGACCTTCACATTGCCAGGCGGATACGGCCGCGCCTGGCGCTGATCCATGGTCAGGCTGTCCGCGGGAGCCGATCCTTCGGCCAGAGCGCCAAGCCCTGTTATCGGCAAAATCTTGGCGTCGACCGTCTCGCCGTCCAACCACTCGGTCTGATCGAAGCCGTTGAGCTGATACGGAAAAAACATCCGGGTGCCGGCGGCGTGCGCGGTCGGCACCGTATCCAGGATGCCCCGGTCGACGGTCACCGTGCCGGCGCCGGTATTGATGGCGGTTACGGCCACCCATTCGGTGCCGCCGATCACGGCATAGTCGCCGATCGCCACGTCCTCCATGTCGGTGCCGCCCTCGACGTTAATCGTGCTGCTGACCTCTGGGTCGAGATCCGCGGCCAGGGTGCACGTCGGGCAGAAATCGCCGGAACCCTGCTCCTCGTAGGCGTTCGCGCCGGTGCGGGTCAGCAGGTTGAAGTTGATGGCGTCGGACGACGGGCGCACCGCCGCGGCCACCAGATAGCCGGCGTCCGCCGGCAGCGCCTGGGCGTCGGCTTCGCCGAAGGCCCGGACCATGTCCCAATACGGAGCTTCGTACACCAGCCGGTAGGGCGCCGCGGCCGGCGCGTTGTTCGGGCTGGTCCAGCCGACCGGCTGCTGCGCGGCGTAGGTGTTGGTCGGCAAGCCGAAGACGTCCTCGACGGCCTCGATCGCGATTTTGCCGTCCTGGAGCGTGCCGCCCCGGACTTGGCCGACCCGAAAAACCACCTCGGACAGCCCGAGCTTGTCCCAGGAAAACCGGAACACGTCGCCGGCTCGGAGATTCCAGCCCTGGCGGTTGACCGTCAACCGGATCCGGCTGAGCGGGGTCGACCGGGCCTTCAGTTCACGCATTGCTACCCGCTGGGCGATGCCGTCATCGCGAATGCCGGGATAGCTGATCGTCTCGCTGACTACGCCGCCCTGGATCTGGATGTTGCCGAGATCCTGGACCGTGATGGCCGTATCCTTTTCGTCGGCCGTGGTGTACTGGAGCACGATCTCGTTGACCGTCTCGCCCCAGGCGGCCCGCTGGTAGCTGTCGAGGGAGGCGACGTTCGATTCGTTCAGGAGCGGCAAGCTCTCCGGGGCGTAATCGTCCCGAATCAGCTTGATCTCGAAAAGCCCCGTGGATTGGTTCAGCCGGAACACTCCACCAATGTGGTCGAGGATCTGCTGAATGAATTCGTGGATCGGACCTTGCCGGTTGAAGATGAGGGAGAGGCCGAAGCCCTCGGCGTGCAGGGTGTCGGCGACGGCCTTGGTTTTCGCGTCATCGAGCGCGGAGGTGGGGTATCCCATGCCCCATTCGCCGTTGGTCACGCACTCGTAAACGATGTGCGCCGGGTTGGCGTGGCCGCCGATATCGCGCTTGGCGTCGTACCAACCCTTCGCCGGCAAGCGCTTGATCTTGAACGCCCAGTTCTTGAGATAGGGGTTGTTGCCGATGTAGACCCTTTTGAGCACGAACGACAGCACGCCCCGGAACGCCGGGCAGTCCGCGCCGAGCTGGGCGGCGAGATACGCATCCTGGGCTTGAGTAGGCTCGCCGAACTTGAAGCCCACCGTGCCGGAGACGCCGCCCTCCCGCTTCTCGCCGCCGAACAGACTCTCGGCGCTGATCGCGACGTCCTGGGTGCCGGTGACGTTGCCGGACCAGGCCACGCGGTCGCCCACGGTGATTTGGGTGACGGCATCCACGGGGCCGTGGCAGACCGCCATGTGCATGCCGAGGTAGTATTTATACCCGACGGTCTGCTTGCCGCCGCCAAGCGCCCCCATCAGCCGGCCTCCACTCTATGGGCATGCTCGACCACTTGCCGGGCCATGTCGTCGCCGGTCGCGAGCAGCTCTTCTTCGGGGATTCCATCTCTCAGGAACTTCCCCCAGTCCAGCTTGTGACGAGCGGCGAAGGCTCGCATGCCGCGGCTGCAATAGCCCTTGTTGCCGTAGAGGCTGCGGGCGTGGGCGACCGTGATCATCATTTCTTGCCGCCCTTCTTCTTGATCGCCTTGGTGCCGAGATCGCCGTACCAGACCACATTCGGGCCGGTGATCGTTACGGTGCCGAACACCACCGGAATCGGCCGCCCCTCCTCGGCGGTCGGCACGTCGAAGTCCTGTAGCAGGGCCGGCATCGGTTTCGGCGGCTTGGGCGCGAGCGCCATCGAAAGCGCCGTGGTCGCCAGCAGGATGGCGATATAGATCAAATCGTCCCAGCCCATGACCAGGAGGATCATGGGCATGTGCTCGAGGAGTTGATCGGCGAAGGCTTGCGCGTCCATCAGTACAGGGTCTGGAGGTTAAATGGGTTCTTGAGCGGGATGTGCGGCCAGCCCCCGTAGTTCAGGTGATTGGCGAATTTGGCCTCGCACGTGGCCAGGGTATGATCGCAGCCGGGGTAAAGATTGACCGCATCGCCCACAGCGAGCCCAATGATCGGCGCGGCCAGGGTGAGCGTCACGCCGGTATGGTCGGTAATCAGCCGGTTGTCGGATACGCCGGCGGCGCTGTTCCATTCCAGGTACCCGCCCGCGAAATGGCCATCCGCATGGCTGCCGGCGGCGTTCACCTGTACCGTGCCGCCGCTGATCACGGCCACGGTGCCGATCACTTTGAACGCGGTCTGATTCACTCCGCAGGCGGCGCCATACAGAACATGCGGGCATTGGCGCTGATAGTGCCGCCGCAGGGCGTTGCGGCGGATCGAGGTGTACACCGGCTCCGAGTGCAGCAAGGCTTCCCCGCCGCGCCACTCGCAGTTCAATACCCGGCCGATCCACACCAGCACGGCGTCGGTGTCGCCCCTGTGCAACCGCCAGATTTTCAGGGTCACCACAACGCCCGGCGGGTAGAGCCGGAAGAGTTCCGCGACGGGATTGTCCCGTTGGAGGGTGATTTCGAGGTTGTTCCGGTTCAGCTCCGAGGTTTCCTCTATTTCAGACCGCGTAATCGGCGTGCGCACAAAGGTTTGGGCGTTGTAGGTCTGATCCTCGTCGGCCGACGTGACACGCCAATAGTCCACGCCGCGCTGGAATTCATACAGCTCGACCGGCTGGCCGGAGTAGACGGAGGCCTCGGTGGCGCTATACGTCATAATTTAATGACCTCACCGTATGGCTGGACTCGGCGAACCGGTCGGTGCGCCAGGCGATCTCGATTTGGTCCTGATCGAGCCGGGCCAGCGACAGAAACGACACCCGCGCGATGTCGGACGGCTGGATCGGCGAAACACTCAGCGCCGAATCGATTTGCAGGTTTTCCTCGGTGTCCGACAGAATCGCGGCATCGAGCACCCGGCGGTAATGGATCGTGCCGTCGAGCAGCTCCACGCGGATATCCTTGCGCCCGGTCTGTTGTCTAGCGTACTGGGTGTAACCGACGTTGCGGACGGTGATTTGTGTCGAACTGCCTCCAATCACCTGGGTGACCGTGAAGTCGGCAGCCCGGCTCGGGAACCAGAACGGGGCCAGCCGGCCGGCGCGGGCGTAGAGCCATTTCCGGTACCGGTCGATCGTGTCCCGGCCGGTCAGCGCCCAGCGGAACTGCTGTAGGCGGTTCGGGATCTCGCCTTCATATTCCACGAAGTTTGAACCGGTCTGATAATCGAACTCGGCAATCTTGTGATAAAACTCGGCTTCGAGGTCGCCCGACCAGTTGGGTTTGTCCTCGAGGACCGGCAGCCCCCGGTAGGTCGCGGCCGATTCCTCGGCGACCAGGAAATCGCCCGCGTCGTCGAACCGGAAATTGACCACCAGATCGGCGACTTCGGACGCTACACGGTTGAGCTTTTGGCTGTCGCCGATCCGGCCGAGCCGGGCCGGGTAAACGTACGAGCCGGCCGGCCAGGCCTTTTGCACAGGCAGTTTCAGCGCGAGGGAATCGGCGGACACGGTCAGGATTTCCTGCGCTTCGGCCAAGCCGTTGTGATCGGTCAGGATCACGAGCCCGCCCTCTTCGAACTCGGTGCCGTCCGTATCGAGACTCAGCGACTCGCCGCCGGCCGACACGCCGGACAGGAGCTGGCGCCGGTCCTGCCAGATCGGCACGGCGAACAGCCGGTGCTGCCAGCCCCAGAGAGCGTTCTCCATCTCTTGCCGCTCTTGCGCCCAGGCGGTGACCTGGAATTCGTACTCGCGCCGCGGCTTGCCGCGCAGCTTCACCCGCTGCTCGCTGTTATCGTAGGCGGTCAGCACGTCGGTCAGCCAGATCCAACGCTCGGTTACCTCCCGTCTCCAGTTGGGTTTCGTTTTCCAGATCGTCACCCGGCTTCCGGTAACCCGGAGTGCCGGCGTTTCGGCCGGGAAATTGAACGTATAGGCCGCGTTGACCGTCGGTGCGCCGATGTTGCTGATCTGCAGCTCGTAGATCCGGGATTCCAGCGGCGCGAACGTGGTCGGGGCCTCCTCGGGCTCGATCAGGTTCAAGCCCGAGGTTCCGGTCCCGTCGATCGAGGAGAGCAGTTTGTCGGCGAAATGGGCGTTCCAGACCTCGACTTCGCGGGTCTGTGTCGATAGCAGATTGCCGAGGTTGATACTCGCCGGAACGATGTGAACCCGGTGGTACCAGTCGCGGCCGAAAGCCGGAGCCTGGTCCCCGGCGTGATCGCGGATGTTGTCCTGGCTGACCGGGTAGTTCTTGGTATAGGCCGCCGATTGGCCGGAAGCCGTGGCCGAGGCGTGCGGAAACCAGTAATCGACCGCGTACTGATCCAGGGCGTCGGTGATGTGGTAAAAATCGTCCGACTGGATCGGGGCGCTGGGGCGGGAACCGGCGTAAGCGACCATTTACGGACCGTCGTAACGGATGGCCCAGCCCATGGTACCGGATTTTTGATAGCCCCAAAAATCTCCGTTCCGTTTGGAGCTGTCTTTTTGTATCCAGGGGAATACCTTCCATCGGTCGGGCCCCAAGGTGATGATGTCGCCTGGATTGTAGTTATCGATGCGTAAATGCCGCAGATGGCCTATCTCACCGATCACACTGACCTTATTGGACGGCCGCTTGGCCGTCAACAAGTACGGCAATAGCGCGGCCTGGGAGTTCCAAGCGTTAGGCATCCGATCGATCAATTGCCCTACCCCCTCTGACACAGAAATACGAACGGTATCGGACGAGCGGGGCCGCGCCCAGCCCGCCCCGTCGATCTCGGCGTAAATGAATGAGCCACCGGTACCAACGCCACCATAGTTCGAGTAGACCAGAATGGCGCCCGATGAGCTTTCCGCATGGCTCGCACTCCCCGTCGTAGTCTGCCCCGTCAGCGTAGGGGTAACATTGTCAATATCTGATCTAATCTGCATTGAGGGGATCGTCAGCGAATTTTGCCCCATCGTCGCCGAAAACCAATTTCCGCCGGTCCAGCTGCCGAATTTCGTAATATCCCCAAATGCCAGGTACCGGAACTCATTGACATTGTGATTGAGCACGCACGCGAACGTGTCGGGCGATCCGTGCGCGAACAGGTGATAGAAGATCGGCCATTGCGCACTGGCTATATACACCTGCGCCCAGTTCGGGCAGACACCGGTTAGAAAGTCGGCGCTGTTCGCCCCTTCGAGCTTGATGCCTTGGTCGGTGTTGATCGCCGTCAGACGGACATGGCATTGCCCCTTGCTCAGGATGTCCGAGGACAGCGTCCAGCCGCTGGCCTGGGCAAAGGTCTCGATAATGTCTTTTAGGTCGGTAGCGTTGTTGGCGGTGCCGGTTTGGTAGGCCATGGGTTATGTCAACTTCAGGGCGTAATAGTCGATATGGGAGGTGCGCCAGACATCCTGCACAACAAGATACGTGTCAGAGCCGACCGTGATGGTGTTTTCGACCGCATTGTTGAAGCCTGACACGTAATAGATGCCGTCCAGCTCACCGTAAATGTTGGGGGTCGAATCGTTCAGAATGATAGGCAGGAGCGGATAGTGATCGGTCGGGGACTCCCGCAACTGGTATGTGCTGCCGGCCAATGTACCGTTATTCCACGGCCAGGCGTCCGGCTGTTTCCACACCCCGCCCACGGATCGCATCTGCAGGTTGGCCCGCGTCCCCTTGTACGGCATCGAATGATTTGTTTCCGAAAACCGCGTCGCCGAAGCCGAGGACAGCATCCCGGCCGCCACGACCGGATACGGGTATTGGCTCGGCGTCGCGTAGGGCAGGAATTTGCCGATATAAAAGCTCTCGTACACCGGCGTCCCGACCTTCGCCGCCAGTGCGATCCGCTGGCCGTTGGCGATCAGCCAGTAGGTGATCGATTGATTGTGCAGCGGCACGCCCAGCATGCCGGACGCGCCGGGCTGGGTTTCGAAAGTGTTGCCCGAGACATAGCCGGTAAGGCCGGCGACCTTGCAGTTGTAGTAGTTGGCATTCGCGTCGTGGTATAGCTTGATGCCGACGTAGATTTCCTCGGTTCCGGAGAGTCCGGGCCCCCGAAGGATCAATTCGTGGTCGCCCGTCGTGTCGTAGCGCTCGGCCGCCCACGCCTGGCCCGCGCCCATGAACGCCTCGCTGGTGACCTGATTCTTGATCCGCTCCAGGAGGTTTTGGTGGGCCAGCGCGAACGAGCCGCTGGCGTCGGTGACGGTTCCGGTTTCGTAGGCCATTATTTGACTATCTGCCGGACCTTGCCGGCGTTGCGCTGGATATGGTTGACGATCACTCGCTCCCCCGCCGGGCTCGACAGGTAGTCGTGCACGAGATTGGGGTCCACGGTGTTGATGATGCGGATCGAGCTGCTTTGCCCTCCACCGGCCGCGGCCATCTGATCGACGATGCCGCCGTTGGCGTAGCCGAAGCTCGGAATGCTTGATCCCTTGGTCAGGCCGTGCAGGGCGTCTAGGAAGCCGACCCCGAGCCGGCCGACCGAGGGCGCCGAAAAGACGTATTCGCCCTTGTGCACCACGCCGGCCGGCTGGGTGCGTCCGCCGGGCCCGGTATAGCCGCCCTCGTCGAAGCCGAACAGCATGAGGAGGTTGGAGAAGATCCCGCCGATTCCGCCGCCGCCCTTGGCCAGATCGCCGAGGCCTCCGAGCAGGCCGCCCGCGCCGGCCGCCGCGCTCGGCGTCTTGTTGCCGAAGATCGCCCCGAGAATATCCTGGGACAGCGCTTCCGCGGCCATCCGGCGCAGGGTGTCGGCGAAGTTCCGCGCCATGTCCTCCAGATTGGAGCCGAACGGATCGAACAAAAAGTCGGCAAAGGCGTCCTGCATGTTCTCGGCGGCGCGGCTCGCGAACTGCGTCATTTGGTCGCTGGTGTCCCGCACCTGTTCCCCGGCTTTGCCGTATTCCTCGGCGATGCGGCCGAGCAGAAACTCTTTTTGTTCCGGCGCGAGATCCGATTCCTGCACGGCGCGCGCGTCGGCGTCGAAGGTCCTTTGCCGGGCAAACTGACGGTCATACTTGGCGATCAGGTTATCGAGCTCCTCCCTTTGCTGCTTCAGCTTTTCGGTTTCCTTCTCGCGCGCCGAGGCGATGCCGTCGGCGGCTTCGCGCACGATGTCGGCGCGCTGGCGCTCGAGCATCGTGAGTTCGGCCAGCAATCGGGCCTGCTCGGCCCGATCCTTGGCGAGATCGAGCTCCGCCTGCTTGGCCGCGATCTGGTGATCGATGTCCTGCTGGCGCAGCGCGGCGAGCCGGGTGTAATAGTCCTGGTAACCGATCAGGTTCCGGTCGAACCGGCCCTTAAGAATCTCCTGCTCGCGCCGGCTGGCGTCCTCTTCCAGCCGAAGGCGCGCTTCGATCTCGGCCAGCGCCGCTTGCCGAGCTTCGCGGGCCGCCGCAGCAGCAGCAGATTCAGTCCGGCGATCAATTGTTTTGTCCGATTGAAGCCGCCTGATTTCAACTTCCTGGGCGATGTATTTGTCCAGTTCGGCCCCGACCAGTCCGCGCTGCTCGCCTTCGAGTCGCGCAGCCTCGGCGATCTTTCCCTGCAGCTCCAATATCCTGATTTGCTGGGCGATCAACTTGTCCGCGGCTCGCTCGGCATCCTGACTGCGCTGTTGGAGCACGTCGGCCGGCGCGATCGGGCCGACAAACCCAGTGGGCTGATCATTTGCCTTCGGCTTCGCCTTGGCTTGCTCCTGCTCGACCTTGGCGCGGGTCTCGGCAATCGCTTTTAAAAGCTTGGCTTCCTGCTCCTTGTATTTGTTGTAGTCGATCAGCTTCCAAGGGTCCGGCTTGTTGGCGCGGAGCTTGGACAATTCGGCTTCGAGCTGCTCGACTGACTTTTTCTGAGTCTTGGTCAGCCAATCCCAGAGCGCAATCTCGTGTTCGATTTGGGCTTTTTGTTGTTCCAGGATGTCGGACGCAACGTCGGCGGCAAAATTGACCACGAAATTGATCGGACGCTCGGCAGCGGCCGCCAAACGCTGCCAACTGCTTTGAATACGCTGGAACGCCGAATCGACGTTGCCGGAGGTCCGCTCGGCCGCGCCGTCGAACTCCTGGAGAGCCTTGATGAAGGTGGTCTTGAAGAAATCCGCTGTGACCTTACCTTCGTTGACCATATTGCGGAACCCGCCGGCGGGCAGATTGGCCGCCCGGTCCATAGCTTGCAGCAGACCTGGCAAGGGCTCCACGACTTGGTTTAGTTCCTCGGCCCGGACGATCGGCGAGGCCAATGCTTGCGACAGGCCGAAGAACGACTGATTGAGCTGCGTCGTCGATGCGCCCAATGCCTTGCTGGCATCCGTGGTGCCGATCAGGATCTTTTGCAGATCCTCGCCCGTCAAAATGCCGCTTTTTTGCAGCGGCAAGAGCTTCCCGTAGGTGTCCGCCAGCGCGAGGTAGTCGGTATTCAGCCGCTTCGACGTGTTCGATAGAAAGGACTGGATATCGGCCAGCTCGGACTGGCTCTCCGCGAAAAACGAAAGCCGTGCGTTGACTTTCTGGATTTCGGAGACAGTGCGGGTCAGGTTTGTAATGACCGCTGTGAACGATATACCCGCGATCGCATTCCGGATCAGACCGAGGCTAGCCGCTACCCGACGCGACGAATCCTCGGTCTCCTTCAGATCCTTAGCCGACTGTTTCCCCTGCCTCCCAAGCCGGTCCAGCCGGTTCGCGGTATCGTCCAGGGAGCGCAGGGCGTCGCGGATCTCCGCGCGGATCTTGATCAACAGTTGTTTTTCGTCGCTACGGGCCATCGGATCTCAACTCCCGCACCACATCGCCCAGGCGCTTGCTGCTGAGCGCGATCGCGATGCCTTCGATGAAGTCGGCCTGCCGGCGGCGCGCGGCGCGCCGCGCCTCGCGGTAGTAGAGGAGCAGCTGGCGGACGGTGTAATGCGGCAGGCGGTCGGGGTCATGGCCTACGGCGATCAGTTCACCGAATAGCCTTCCGAGGCCAGTTCCTGTTTCAACGCCTCGGCCTCTTGTTCCGCCTCCTCGCGCCGCCGGTTCAGATGATCCCGGATCGCCAGGGATTCCCGGCGCTGCACCAGCCTGGTAACGAAAAAATGGAGGTTCGCCCCCCAGAACGCCATCAGGAGAGTCTGGCCCTCGCCGTCCGGCAGGGCCGCGATGGCGTCCGCGTCCAGGCCGGTCGACAGGCTCATGAGCTTGAGCGTCGCGCCCCGGTGCCGGCCGAACACCGCGCCCAGCTTGGTGAGATCGGGCTCGATCGCGCCGTCCTTGAACAGCTCGAACAGATCCGCGATCATCGGTTCGACCAACGGCGCGGCCTCGAGGCCCTGCCAGAAGGTCAGCTCGCGCACCTCCACCGGCTCGCCGCCGACGGTCACCCGGCGGTGCGGGAACAGTACCTCGGTTTCGTTTTCTAAAGCGTTATCGTCCGTACTCATGACTCCCCTTTGATTTGGTGGTGGCAACGGATTCGTCGGCAAAGGATTGCCGCCCTACGATCGTGTCGCCTGTAGGTCGGGAATCCCTTCCCGACGCAACGGATTCGTCTACGTATCAATCCTCGGTTTTCCAGCTATAGAACTGATCGCCCGCCGATCGCAGGCTGTCGAGCAGCACCGTGCCGCTGATCGGGATATTCGCCTCCTGCCCGGTCTGGATGAAGCCGAGCACGCCCGGGTCGAGCTGGCATTTGTAGATCTCGCAGCGGGTTTGTTTGTCATTATCCGCGCGGTTCTTGCCGGCGAAGATCAGATAGGTGTCGGCGTTCGCAGGCGCGACCTGGATATGATGCTGGCTGGCGTAGGTGTAGTCGACCTTGAGGTCCTGCCCGTCGGTGATAGTCGAGCCCGAAGCCGGGATCTCGATCGCGCCGATATCGGCATGCAGGATGTAATCGGTACCCGCGACGTAGGTCGTGACCGCGGTCGAATCGGTCACGGTCACCGCGCTGATCTTGTTGTGCGCCAGGAATGTGAATTTGCCGAGATAGCCCTTGACGGCTTCGTCGGCGACCGTCGTGCCGGCCTTGGCCGTCGCGGTCCCCTGCAGGTGCCGGGCGAGATGGTCCGGCTTGATCGAGCGCATCACCAGGTTGATCTGGAACTCGGTCCGGGTGCGCCAGCGCGCGCCGACGGCCGCGGTGCCGGTGACGTTCTCGTACACCTTCACGTCCTCGATCTGCGGCGTGAGCTCGGCGCTGGCGATGTCGCCGACGAAGATAAGCCCGGTCGGGTTTCCGTTGGCGTCGCGGCTGCCCAGGAATAGCGGCCCCTGGCCGTTGAAATAGCGGGAATCGAATTGTTCCATGCTGCCTCCTCAATAAAGGTTCGATCGGGGCGGGACCGCGTCGACGTAGGCGACGATCCAGCCGTAAGGGTGTTCCAGCTGCCGCGATTGCTGGATGCGTTCGGGCAGCAGGTCCATGCCGTCCAGGCCGGTCCTCATCCAGGACTTGAGGTCCTCGATCAGGTCCTGCTCGGCGTCTTCCAGGTCCGCCGGCGTTTGGGTCTCCGCCACTTTGAGATGGCCCACCAGAATCAACCTGTGGGTCGGCTCTTTGGCGACCATGCCGAGCGCCCGGCTGTAATCCTGCTCGGCGTCCGAGATCAGCATCACCACGCCCTGGGCCAGTTCGGCCGCGCCGTGGTCGTCGTAGTGCAGAAGCCCTCGCTTGATCGTCCGGGCCGGAAGCGCCGCTTCGAGCGATGCGATGATCGCGGCGGTGCGGGCGCGGATGTCGTCGTTCCAGGAGCCCGCCATCTCAGCCCCTCAGCGCCCGGCCGATGGCCTGATTGATCCGGTCCATCGCGCGCGCCTTGTTGTCCTCGAAGGCCGGCGCCATGAACGGCTGCGCCCGTGTGCCCTTGCGGGCGATCGAGCGGGCGATGACGAAGGCCAGATCCGTCTGGTCCATGCTTGGATCGTCCGGCACGATGCGTTTGACCTTGATCCAGTCGAGCATCGATTGAACCGGCGGTTTGCCGCCGGGCCCGGTGCGTTCCTCCACCATCCGCGCGTAATCGGCGCCCGCGAACACCACGGCTTCGAGACCGTCCAGGGACATGTAGCTGCTAATGCTGTTGGTCAGGATACTGTGCGCCTTGGGCGCGTTGCGTCGGGCGGCGCGGGCGATTTCCAGCGCGGAGCGGCCCAGCGCCAGGCGCAGCTCGTCGCGCAGGCGCTCCGGCGCCCGCTTCAGGGCCCGGCGCAACGGATCGGTGTCGACGGTAAGCTCAATCGTCATCGTCTTCCCGCCAGAAATAGGGTTCCGGAATCGACCAGAGATAGGCCGCGATACATCCGACGATGATCAATGTCAGCCAACACGCCATGCCTGCCCCCGGTATTCCTTCATGAGCATTTCGTACAGCGCGGCCGGCGTGCCGTTTTTCGGCATCGAGACGCTGACGCTGCCGCCGATCTGGATCGGTTTCGCGACGCCGTGCGCGGCCAGCTCGCGCATGGCCTCCGCCGCGGCACGCAAGAGCAGCAGATCGCGCCGGTCTTCCGGTACGGTGGTTTCGCCCTCGACGTCGCTGAGGATATGCTGGGCGTAATAGCGGTACGGATATTCGGACCCGCACACGGCGATTTGGCACGCTGTGGGGGGCGGGGTCAGGGCGATCTTGCGGGCTCCGGAGTCCTCCACGAGACTCATCTTCGGCAGATAGTGCGGATAATTCGCATCCCAGCGCGAGAGCCGCTGTCTGGATTCGTCGCCCCAGGTCGAGTATTTCACGCGCATGAGATCGGCGGGCGCCGCATAGAACGAAACGCCCGCTTCGACGGTCAGCGTGGCCGAAATCACCCGCGGCAGAACGCGCGACACATCCCGCGCCGCAATATCGAGATGCCGCTCGAAATCGGCGTCGGCCGCGGCCGTGAACTTGGCCGCCGAGTCCATCAGCGCGGCCTTGTGATCGGCGACCAGTTCCGACAATCGCATGCCCATCAGGCCGGCTCCTTCGCGCCGAACCGACGGGTCAATAACCGCTCGATGGTGAAAATGGCCCGGCTGCCCATGTGGCCGGATATGCCGACCAGGGCGGCCGTGACCAGCGGCTGCAACTGAGAGGCCTCGCACAAATAAAACGTGAGGATGCCTGAAAACCCGGACGTGACCAGATCGCCGATCAGCTCGGCCACGGTCCTGAGTCCGCGCCAGGGCCTGCCGCGCCGGATGTACTGCGTCAGCCCGCCCCAGAGCGACAACACGACCACCCAGCCATAGGTCAGAATCGAATACGATGTCGGGTCCTTATCCGGCATCACGCCCCCGTTTCAGCCGCGGCGTTGGCTCGCTTCAGCTTTTCCTGGGCGATGGCGTCGAGCAGTGTTTTCCGGGGGGGCTTGTCCTCCAGTTCGCGCGCCTCGATCCTCGCCAGCGTTTCGTCGTCGAACTCGCCCAAGTCGGCGATAATCTCCTTGACCGAGAGTTTCAGCAAATCGCCGATCGGATCGGCGGCCGGCGCGTCCGGCTCCGGCGCATGCTCGGCCTCCGGCGGCAACAGCCGCGCGTCTATCATCCGGGTTTCGCCCGGCGGAATGCAGATCCCGCCGATGTAGCGGTTGGTTTTGCCTGTGTTGTGGATCGGTACCTGATTCATATGTCTCCCCATGATGTGGGTTCACGTAGGCCGGGAATCCCTTCCCGGCGCCGTCGTCGGCAAAGGATTGCCGACCTACGATGCTTCTTCCGCTTTGGTGAAATCGAGGTAGTAGCTCTTGCCAAGCTCGAAGTACGACCCCGTATTTTCATTCAAGATCTGCAGATCGACCGCACCGCCAGGGGTTGCTTCATAGAACCCCTTGTTCTCATCGCTTCCCGATATCACAGGCGTCATCTTGATGGTCTGGACCTCGCCCTTCGATGAGTCCCAATGCTTTGCCCGCGTGATGCTTTGAACTACGAATTTCGCTCTTACTGTCATCTGCCATTTCCCCTGTTTTGTCAGTGGTAGGGCGGGTTAGGCCGCCAGGCCGTAACCCGCCGAATGAATGCCCGCTTACGGCGCCGCCCTGGCCACCCGAGCCGTCGCGCTATACAACACGATGCTGGTATAGGCCCGCTTCAACTGGGTCGGCGTCAGGAGGAAGATGAACTGATCGCCGTAGGCCTCTTTCTTGCCGGTAAACCGGCCGTTCGAGTCCTTCTGGTTTTCCAGTTCGCCCATGGTCCAGGGCTTCGCCATGCGGAGGCGGGTTTGACCGCGCTCGCCGACGATCACGCGCTGGTCCCCCATCCAGAGGCCGGGCGCCGAGGTCTTGAAGTTGGGAACGTCCTTCACCCGTCCCAGGTTGCCGTCTGACATCAGGTCGGTACCCGGTCGCTTCGAGTTCGCCCCGAATTGCTTGGCCTGCTCCACCTGCGTCATGGCGGTCCCGGACATCAGTCCGAAGTTGGCCATGTGGTAGCGCTGGTCCTCGATCACGCTCTTGCGGAGGCCGTAGCGGTATAGGAACTTGTCCCAATGGGCGTCGGTCGCGTCGGTGCCGTCGTCGGTGTCGAACGCGTAGACGTTGGTCGCGTAGCTGTAGCTGATGGTGTAGGCGGTCGCATCCGCCGGTGTCTGGATCGCGCCGGCCTGGTTGACGAGATAAATCTCGCCGAGGTTGTAATCGAGCACGTAATAGGTGCCGGCGCCTTGGGTGCCGGTGCCGTCGTATTCCGAGAGCGCCACGCTGTTGTAGCTGACCGTGATCGGGTTGACCGTGCTGCCGACCGGGTTCCCCTGCAAGTCGTACACCGCGCGCGGCCGGACGACCGGGAAGTGCGCCAGGATGAAAACCTTCTTGGTACCGTCCGCCTGCGGCTCCAGGTCCTCGTTGACCACCGCGACCGCGCCGTACTCGTCCGCGGCGTGCAGGACCTCGTTGAAGATCAGGCGCTCCAGGTCCTCGCCGATGACGCGGGAGGCGTTGCGCTGGTTCTCGGCGACCGCGTCCCAGTTGTAGATACTGCCGGCGGTGAGGTAACGGAGCTCGTCAGAGACCTCGAACGCGAGTTTCTGCGGGATCGGGTAGGCGGTCTCGCTCACCTGTTTGACACCCGCGCGCGCGATCGCCTGGCCCTCGTACTTGCGGGTCGAACCGATGCCGGCCGCGGTGGTGTCCCGGTAGGAGTACGGAATCACGATGCTGGAGGCGAACTGCACCGTCCCGGCGTCCACGAATTGCAGCCCGACCAGGTTGTACAGCGCCTCGCGGATCACCGTCCGCTCGAATACCGACGGCACCGCGACGTCGGAGACGATACCGTCGCCGCCCGCCAGCAGTTTGTGCTCGCGGTGCAGCTGCGCGGCGTGCTCGCGGTCGTACTCGGCGAGCACCTTCTCGGCCAGCGCCTTGTTCACGCCTTGAAGCTGCCCGCCGGTGTTGGCGAACCGCCGGTGTTCCGGCAGGTCGGCTAAACCTAAGCGCTTGTCGATGGTCTCCTGCAGCGCCTTGATGCTGTTCGATTCGTCGATCGAAATATGCACCTGGCCGCCCGGCCGGCTGAAGCCGCGCTCGGCGAGCTGCGCCGCGACCGCGATATCGTTGCCGATGGCGATCTGATGCTCGGCGAGTTTACGCACCTGGTCCTCGGTCATGTCGGCTGTGATCAGTTCGGCCGCTTCGCCGAGCTTTTTGCGCTGGGCGTCCGACAGCTTTTTGAGGCCGTCGGCCGCGTCCAGCATATCGACGAAGATCTTCCGGTTCTGGTCGCGCTTCTCGGCCAGCTTCCTGGCGTCGTCCGCGCGCTTTCGGTCGCGTTCGTCGAGCATCCGGTTGATATCGTCGGCCGACAAGGTCTTGAGTTCCGGGAAGTCGATCTTGACGGTGGCGTTCTGGCCGACCACTTCGGACAGGCGCTTGCCGGCGTCTTCGAACTGAGTCAGCAGCTGGTTCAGTGCGGCTTCGTCGCTGCCCAGGGTTTTCGCGGCCGTTTCGAAGGCCTTCGCCAGTTGCTCGGTCACGGCTTCCGCCAGCTTGTATTCGGCCAGCTTGGCCTTCAGTTTCTGGATGAGTTCGGCTAGGGTCATGCGGATTTCCTCGCTTAAAGTCTTGATGAGTTCGGGGTGGATCAGGGTCGGATGATCGGGATCCTCGGAGAGGCGCACGGGATCCAGACGCTTGATGACCGGACGCACGGTCAGGGCGGCGCCCAGGAGCACGGGCCCGTGTTGCAGGCCTTGCTCGTTGTCGCGCCAGTTTTCGTGATATTCGGCGGAGAGATAGCTGTATCCCTTCTCGCGGATGGCCTCGATGCCGTACGGCGTCCACTCGACTTCCGCGCGGAGCCGGTTGCCCTCGACGCTCAGCGCGACGATCTTGCCGGCGGCGCCGTTCTCGGGCCGGTGGGCCACGTCGATGAAAATGTCCTGGCCGTAGACCCGCTTGTTGAAGTTCTCGACCATCGACAGCAGCATTTCCCGGGTAATCGAGAATTGCCCGTAGCGCGGGTCGGAAAACTCGCCCGCACGGGTGACGGTGACCGTCGTCCGGGTCCGGCCCTCGGCGAGCTGGACGTTGAGCCCGGTTAGAAAGCGGATGGTCCCGGTTTCTGGGTGTTGCTCGAGCAGAATGTGTCTTGCGTGTCTCGCCATCGATCGCCCATAAAAAAAGCCCGGTACCGGGCGGAATTTCTCCGTCTCGGTACCGGGCTTTTCGCTTGAATGCGTTGTGCCTACAGGTTAGGCGCCATTATAGGAGCATGCGCACGGGATTTACCAACCGGCCGCGTTGTAGGATGTGCTGACCGAAGTGACAAATCGGCAGGACAGCCGATTTGCACGGCAAGGCCGCCCGCAGGGTGCCGCACAGGGATTGTGCGGCATGAACCGCATCTGTCGCGCCCTGCTTCGGCGGATTACGCTTCGCTAATCCGCCCTACAACCCAACAAATTCAAGGCCACCTTGAGCAGCCGCTTGTAACGCGCGACGCTCATCCGGCACATGGCCGCCGTGTTCCAGATTACCGTCACGCCCTGGTACTTCGGGCTGCGCGTGCACCGGATGTCCCAATGTTTGACTTGCATCAACGATCCCCCGTGATCAGTGCTTCGACGAAGTGGGCCAGGTCGCCGATCACGTGATCGGCAAACACGGCGGAATGGCCGCTGACGCCGAACAAAACGCGCGTGTCGTAATTGCGAACCCGCCAGTCCGGCTGCCGGGCGCCGCGGCGACCCATATCCCCCCAGCCGTGAAACGGCAGCAGCGAACCCACGGACACGACGGTATCGTCCGAGTTGTGCAGCACGTCGACGCGCTCCACGCTCGGGGGGAATGCGACATCAGCATCGAGGGCCGGATTGATCAGGATCAAATGACGGAACAGCGCGCCGTCCGAGGCTGCCCGGTGCAGGATCAGGCAGCCGTTGGAATGGCCGATGCCGACCGCGCCATGCGTGACCATGCCGGCCAGCATACGGGCAAAGCGGCCGTCGAACAGGCGGACGCCCAGGAGCCCGAGCCACCCGTACCGAAACTGGGCCGACTCGCCCAAATGTTCGAGCCGCCGGGCCAGCTTGCCGGTGGTGCCGGCCCCTCCGTCCGTCACGTTGAACCCATGCACGAAAACCAATTGGCTCATCACACCCCCAAAAAAAGAAAAGCCCGGCCAGGGCGAACCTGAACGGGCTTTTCGCTTGAGGGGCGTTGTGCCTTTCAATTAATCATAGTCGGGGTGTGTGACAAGTCAAAGTGCGGTATACGTCAACGGAACGGTCACCCATTCCTTGCACTGCTTGCATTTGGCCTCGGCGGCCGAGGACTGCCAGACGCGGATTACCGTAACGCCTTTGATCACTTGCCCGTCGAACAGCTTCGAGCGGCAGGTTGGACAGCGCACCTCGGGGCGGGACGATTGGATGGCGGGTTGGATCGATTCAGCTGTCTGCACGGGCGGGGATCTCCTGGTCCAGGTCGGCATTGGTCAGCGGCTTGCGCTTGCCGTCGATCACCTCGCGCATGAGGCGAGCGACCTCGGCTTCTCGATCTGGCCCGATCCGGCTCAGGGTGAACTGGATCGGTCCGGCCGCGGCCTCGTAGTCGTCGATCAAAAACGGGGTGATGGCGTCGTCGTTCATGTCAAATCCCCAGTGTTCGTTTCACAAACGCCGAAAAGTTCGGCGCGAATTGTTCCAGGACCAATGCCTCGAAGCCGCCGCGCCCGTAACACAGCAGATCGAAGCTGTTGGCGAAGGCCTCGGCGGCCTGGCGGTGAGTCCACTGCTTGTAATAACTGTCCGAATGCCCGCGGCCACTCTTGTTCAGCGTGATCGAGCCGGCCAGGTCCATCATGTTGACGTAGCTTTCGTGTCCGTCCGGCATGGCCGAGGCTAGAAAGGACAAGTCATCGAACCGTTCCGCGGCGTGCAGCTCGTAAACGTTCCGTTTCCGCCAGGCCTCTGTGCCCTGCGCCCAGGCCTGGCCCCAGATATCGTCTCGCCCGGACAGCCGCTCGTTCGCCCGCGCCACCACCTTGTCCCGGATCTCGCTCGGGTTGAGGTTCGGCGAATCCTTCCGGATCTCGTCGAACAGCTCGCCGGCTACTCGCTGATAGGCGTCGCGCCGGATCGTCTTGTACCGCTCTTCGCTGAAGCGGTTGCTGTAGCGTTCGCCCAGATCGGGATAGGCGTCGATCATGGCCCTGTAGGCACTCCGCCGCCGCTCCTTCCAAATCTTGTCGTCGGCTTCGACGGCCTGCCGGCCGGCGGCGCTGTCCGACGCATAAAACCCGCCCTGCTTCGCCCGGTAATCGACATAGTGCCCGTACTCGTGCCGCCAGGAGCGCCGACCGTCCGGGGTGGCCGGGTCGAGCTTGCGCCCCATCATGATGCCGCCCTGGAGGTGGTAAGCGCCATGATCGCTATCGGGCGGTATAGCCGCCGGTGACGGGTAGCGGGCGACGACGTCCAGCATCTGCGGCTCGGTGCGGTCGAACGCGACGGACCAGCGCCGGGCCTGCTCGTTATCCGTCGGCGGTTTTGCAGTTTTCGGCTGCGTTTTCCATTGCGAAGGATCGATCCCGCGCCGCTCGTATTTCTGTTTGAGCACCCGCCAGGGCGTGGCGATTTCGTTTTCGCGCAAGATGCCGGCGCGGAATGCCTGAGCCTTCTTTTCGGCGCCGAGCACCGAGGCCTGCACGTCGAAAGGTTGCTTTTCGAGCCATTCTAACCGGCTCTCTTTCCCGGATTTATCGGCCTCGGCCACCTCATCGTCGAAAACCACCTCGACGTAGCTCAGTGTGTTCGGATGCGCGGGCCAGGGGTTCTTGCCTTTTGGGTAGACGCCGGGCCCGAGGCCGTACACGTTGGCGTGGGCGTGCATGTCGCAGATGTCATGCCGGGGATGGTTGGGCGAAAGGAGAAACCGCGTGCCGATCACGTCCGGATGGTCGAAGGCCGCCGCTTGATACGCTTCGCCGTGGGCGCGGTTGAGTTCGGTCCGGAACACGCGCAAGGCCGCGTCGTAGGGGTTGCCCTCGGCCTTGAGGATGCTGTCCGCGATGTTCTTGCCGATGCCTTGCGCGCCGGCCGCCGTGAGCTTGTCGGCCACGTCCTTCGGCACGGCGAGGCCTCGGGAGAGAAAATCCTGAGCGGCGCGGCTGGCCGAGTGCCCCTGAATCACCGCGCTTTGAATGGCGTCGGCGACCACCCGGCGGGCGTTATTGTCGATCCGCCAGAGCCGATCGGAGAGTTGCAAGCCGTCGTCGCCGACGAAATGGGTGACCAGGCGCACGGCGTCGTCCGCGATCTGCGACAGCGAGCCCTTGAGCACCGCCGACTCGGACCGGAACGGACCGATACCGAGCTCGGCCGCCCGATCGAGACCGGTATTCAGGAGCTGATTGCGTGCCTGCTCGAGTTGGGCTAGCCGAGCCTGCGCCTGCGCCAGGAGATCCTGGAGCACCTCGAGCCGCACCGTGCCGTCGCTCCCCGCGTAGCCGTTGACCGCCCCCTGCAAGTCGCTCACCGCCTGCCGGTAGATTCGGGTCACCTCGGCCAGCGTCTCCGCATCCAGCTTGTTCATGCCGCGCCGCGCCACGGCTGACGCGCGCTTGATCGCGGCTTTTCGGGCGGTGCGCGGGTTTTCGGCTAGGTGGGGCATGGGGTCTAAATCTAGTTATGAGTTATCAGTAATGAACTGCCGCATATGCTTCGCAGCCTCGTCCGCGTCGAGCGCGGCATCGGCGACTTCGGCGGCCGTGCGCTCGAATTGCGGGAACCGCTTCATTTTCCTCCATGCGCATTTCAGCGCCTTGCTTGCCTGGATGAAGTGGTTCTCAAGTTCAAGTGCTTCTTCGATGGTCAGGTGGTCACTCATAACAACCGGCTCCAGTGCGACCCGCGCTTTCGCTTCGCTCACTCGCCTCCCTCGATTACCGAGCATGAATCAGCCACAGCACGACCGCGGCGAAAACCAGCGCGATCGGGTTCCATCCGAACGCCATCAAAGCCGCCGCTTCGCCGAACAGCATCGACAAGAACATCAGCGAAACCCACAGAAATGGCCGCTCGTGCCGCCACGCCTGCCACTGGCCGGCGAATGCGGTGCCGAACAGGAGCGGGCTGAAGGGAGCTGCCGATGCAAAGAATAAACAGAGTACATTCATCGTTGTTGCCTCGAATCGTCTTGATTGCTGACGTCATGCCATTGGCGGCAGACAAGCATTTTCACGGCTTGACCGCCGATGCCAAACCCCGCGCGATGCCTTCGGACACCCTGGCCAGCGCTTCCACCTGATCGTTGCTGTAACCTTCCAGGCTGATCGTTTTCTTGCCGTCCTTATCGAAGGTGACCGAAAGTTTCGAAACCACCAGACCGGTGCCGAACGAGGTCCGCGAGAACGTCGCGTCGCCCTCCTGGTAACTGACCGTGGTACAGCCGCCGAGCAAGGCGGCGAGAATCAGGGTTTTACCCATGGGCCTTATTTTCACAATTGCCTCTCTTTTTGCTGAATCGCCTGGAACAGCTTGCTTATGGTTTCCATGCACGCATTGCAGATATGGGTTTCGACATTCCTGGGTTCCGCTAAAACGAATTCTCCCGGCCTATTGCTGGTCCAATGGATGCCATGCAGCGCCAACGGATCGAACCGGTCCCGGCAAAAATTGCACCGATAAATCCGCTCAATCATTGCTGATACTCGTCGCGCTCTCGCCCTTCGGCCTATTCCCGGGCGTGATCGACACGCGCGGGCCGGGTTGCGGATTGGGCCCGAACGGATCGGGATACGGATCGTCCTCGTCCAGCTCGGCTTCCCGTTGGGCCCGCACTTCGGCCGGATTGAGCCCGGCCGATTTCCAGACCATCTCTTTCGGGATGCCCATGGCCTGGTATTTGAGCGCGAGGTCGGCGCGCTGGTTGGGCGTGTCGGTCCGGCGCTCGGCGAATTCGATGTAGAAATCGAAGCTGTCCGGGTTGATGCCCTGAAGCAGGAGATCGAAGCGGAAGATCTGCTCGTAGACGTGCGCCTGGATGTCCTGGATGGCGTCGATCTCCTCGTAATAGTCGCGCTTCAGGTCCTCGAGGATGTCGCGGTTGAGGTCTCCGGAGTAGCCGAACAGCCCTTTCGGGGCCGGCGCCCCGGCGAAGAAGGTATCGAGCAGGTAGGAAACGTCCGCGATCTGGTCGAGATTGGCGTCACCCTGCACCGCCTGAACCCCGCCCTTGCGGTTAAGGTAGTAGTCGGTGGTGATCGAGTCCTGATCGGCTTCGACCCGCTTCTGGTAGTCTTCGAGCTCGTCTTTCGTCGCGCCTTCGAGGACGTGGGCCATGCGGAGTGGCGCCCGGGTGCGCCGGCGGATCACGAGATCGTCCTCGGTCATGCGGAGCTGCTTCCAGACCGTCCGGCTGGCGTCGAGATAGGGCCGGCCGCGGCTGCCCATATCGTCGAAGTTGTCCGGCGTGAGCCTCGCCCAGGCGATTTCCCATAGGGCGAAGCCGGCCACTTTCGCGCCGGTGGTGAGGTCGTACTGTTCCCAGGCGGTCTGCGGGTCAAGGAATGTGCCGTTCGGGGCGACCTTGGGCAGAAAGGTCTCGCTTGGCATGCGGATCGCCTGGGCGACGCGCGTATCGCCATCAAGGACCGTCTGCAGCATCAGGTTCCCTTCCATGACCAGCGCCCGGGCGTCGGATTCGAGCTTTTGCGGATTGGCGAGCCCCAGGCGATTTTCGAACCGCTTCCATGCGTCGATGATCTTTTTGTTCTGGCTGGACGTCGCCAACTGCAGCCCGCCTTTGACTGACGTCCGCGCCATGCGCGCGTGGATCTTCTTGACCCGTCCGTCGCGCCGGTCCATGTCGCGGATGTCGAGGACCGCCTGGCGGAGATCCGGATCCACCCACATGATCCGGTAGAGGTATTTGACGAAGTCCTCGGGCGTGGAGCGATAGCCGCGCTCGGTCGAGGCCTGCGGCTGCTCGCCGGTCAGCGGCGTTTCATGCTCGGGGATGGGTTTTCGACGGAAGAGACGGTTTAGGATCATGATGGCCAATCCCCGGTCCGCATTTGGTTCACCAGGCGCACGCCCCGACTTTTGACCTGACGGTACCACTTGGAATTCATCATTTCCCGCGAGGCTTCGGCGTAATCGCCCCGCGCGATCGCCGCCAGCGTTCGCTTGAACGCCATCAGCCCGTCGACGCCAAGATTGATCGCCATGTCGATCAAAACCGCCTTGCGCGGGCCGTTCAGATCGGCGAACCACGGCAGCCGGCGCGAAAGTTCCCCCGTAACCTCCTCGATGTCGTTATCGAGCAGATAAAGCGCCTCCTTTTTGCTGATCCCGCGGTCCTCCAGGTTGCGCCCGACGCCGATGGTCAACTTGCCCGCCGTGCACCGGTACGGCTTGAGCTTGAGGTCCTCGTGCAAAATGAGTTGGGTTTTCAACCGCTCGTAAAATTCGCCGATGTCGCCAATCATGCCGCCCCCTTGAGTAGCTGCTCTCTCGTCTTCGTCTTCGTCAAAATCGCCCCAGGCGCCTGGATAGCGCCGCGCGTCATGAGGCCCCACACCGAGGCCATGGCCGCATCGAACAAGTCGTCTCCGAGTTTCGGATCGGCCATCTTGTAGCTGGCATAACTGGTCTTGGTCTGCACCGGCACGATGTTGGGCAGTTGCCGGATCAACAGCCGGAAGTCGGCCAGCTCGGGCGACTCGTCATAACCGTCGATGTACGGCAGCGCCGCCTGTTTGTTGTGGAAGACAGAGCGTAACGCCATCGCCATCGAATGTTTAACCATGCCCTCGAACCGGATCGGCGAAAACGCCCATTCCGGCCAGGTGCTCGCGGTGCTTTCGCCGTCGCCGACCGATCGGCGATCGATGGGCGTGAGGCCTTCGGCGTAAAGCTCGTCGTTCAGCGCCGTCAGCATGCCCACGCCGTAGGCGTCGCCGAACGCCGTGTCCGGCATGAAGTAGCGCCAAAAGCCCTTCAGATCGCGCTTCACCACCATGTCGTCTTCGCCGGGCGACCAGGTTTTAGCGAACGGGAAAAACACGTAGTTGCCGATCTGCTCGGTGACCACTAGCGCATGTTTGGAGGATTGCGGGTTCTCGCCGTGGCCGCCGGCGTCGTAACCGAAGCCGATCAGCCCCCGTTTTTTGTACTGTTCGCCCGGCAGCGGCATCGCGGGTTCCAGGCCGGCCATCAAGCCGACCTGCAAGGCCCGCTGCACGAAGATTTCCCAAATCAGGTTGCGGCTCGCGGTGTTGATGCACAGCAGCTGGCGGATGTATTCGTTCTCCGGCAGCTCCGCTTTCATTCGGGCAATGAATTCCTTATTGAGTAGTTTCATTTCGCAGCCGATCACGGCGTTCGCGATTGGAACCGGGTATTTGTAGTTTTCCACCTCGACCGCTGACGGATCGAGCTCGCCCTCGGCGATCAGCCGGCGGATGAAGTTTCGCGCCGCTTCGCCATGGAAACAGCCCAGGGCATGGTATTGCCCCCCGTTGAGAAGGTCGGTCAGCGTGTCCGCACCTTTGTAGACGCCGGTCACCCGGATTTGAGGATCGTTTTTCGAGTGTTTCGAGGCCCCGAGCCGGCGGGCGGAACCGAGCATCAGGAGGAATCGGGAAAACAGCCGGTCTTTGGGCATGTCGTCCACCTCCTCGAGAGAGGCGACGGTCAAGTCGCCGCCGTCCACCTGGGCCATGATGCCGTAGGCCTGGCACTTAGAGCGGTTAGCGAACTGGTAATAGGTGTCGGCCATGGTCTTGCGGCCCGCCTTGTTCCCGATCCAGTGGGTGAGGATCGGCGATCGCCGGATGGCATCGAGGTGGTAGCCGAGATTGACCAGGCTTTGCGCCTCCCTGGGCGCAACGATGCCCTCTTCCTGGTCGGCATTGGTGGCCAGTTCCTTCAGGAGATAGAGCTCCTTCACCGCGGTCTTGCCCGTGCGACGGGAACTGAAATCGATCGTGCTCTTGTGCTCGTCCATTTCCAGGCACTTCAGCACCTGGATCGGATCCAGCTCGACGTTGTGGACGTGTTTGTGCCACAGCGCATGATCGTGCGCGTAGCGCATCACCTCGCGCTCGGCGACGTGCTGGAGCTGGACGCGTTGGGTGGAGGAGAGGCGGGTCATCTATAGCGTCATGCCCCGCGATAGTCTGAACCCTGCTGCGTGTTTATGCCCGCCACCGCCGTATTGCTTGGCGATCTCGCTGACATCAAGGCCGTCGTCGGCCGATCGCAAGCTAAATACGCGTCCTTCCGGCGTATCCCAGTAGCAGGCCGCGAACGGCTCGCCTTGCGCCATGATGTGGCCGGCATCCGATGAAAAGAAATAGGGTGCGTTCAATACCGGGACGTCGTATCCCGCGATCGTCATACGCTGCTTGCCGACCCGGATCAGTTCCTTGATGTCTTTGAAATGCTTGCGCTCGATGGCTGTACCGTCGGCTATCAAATCCTCGATCGGTGTGGCCATAAGTTCGTCCCAGACGTCGAAATCGTAGGGATAGGAAAAGAGATTCGCCTGAACTTCCCGCGTGTACCGCATGGCGAAGCGCCACAGATCGCGATCTTCAATGTGTTTCAGTAGCGTTGGCGGTTCCGTGTCAGGGAAGAAGAATTTGAAGGCGAGCATTGCGCCGGAATGATCCATATCGAATATGGTCACGATATCGCATTTTGTTTCCAGGTCTTTCAGATCCTCGATGGCGCTCTTGTGGTGGTCGATGATGGTGATGGAAGCGGCCGATAAGCCGATCTGCTCCATGATGCGCCGCTTGTAGCTGAAATCGACCAGAATGACATCGCGCCCGGCAACATCCGGCGGAGGATCCTGGTAAACGCCCGGATGAAAATCGACGTTATCAGCGCCCAACGCTTTCCGGACCACCCACGCGCCCCCGAAGCCGTCGGCACAGTTCCCATGATAAATACAAAGCTTTTTCATCAATCCTCGCTTTTCTGCTCGATAGTTAACGGATCACGCCGGCTGTTCTCGATCAATTGCTGCAAACGGTCCAAGGTTTCCGCCTGCCGGCGCTGGAATTCCAGGGCCTCTTCGCCGCGCTTGACGTCGTCATCAAGGTGACCCCGAATGAGCTGCTCTTCCTCCTGGATTTTCGGCGTCATCCCGAGATCGGCAAGCGCCAGATTGTTGCGGGCAACCAGATCGGTCAGCACGCGCAGCAAGGGATGAGCGTTGAGCTCCATTAGATAACGCAAATCGCCGGTTTCGGGATCGATATACTGCGCCAGGCGGACATTGCCGTCCTCGTCGCGGTCCCACTGGGGCTGCTTGATGGCGACGCCGTCGGCGAGAATCGAGTGAATCATCCGGTTCACCAGCGCCCTGAGCTTGGCCTGCAGGTCGGCGTGGTACCGGTTCAGTAGCGTCGGGTCTTTGTTCTCGAACGCGACGTGGTGGAGCATGAACAGCTCTAGCTGCTTCCGGCATGGAATCACAATCGCTCGTTCGGCCAATGGCTTCATTCGGTCCGCGTCCACGTCCGCCCGGCAATCCATGTGGAATTCGCAGCTTTCGCATTCCGGATACCGGCCCGGCTTGGCCGGAAAGCACGTCGCGACCTCGGATCTAAGCCCGTGCTTCATCGCGTTGAAGCGATTCCGCTTGCCGAGCTCGACATAGTCGACGTTCTGCAAGTTCTGGGTGACCCGGGCGATGCCTTCCGGCGTCTTCGGCCCGCTCTGACCCTTCGCCAGCGACGCCATCAGCGCCTGCTCCCAGCTCGCCTGATGCGCCTCGCCGTGCCCGCACTTCGGACACGTCGCGAAGTACCGCCAGGGGTGATGCGGCTTGTCGGGCGCCGGCTCGACCCGGCTTGGCTCAGCCGAAAACCGCCAACGGCACTCGCCGCAAACGAAACTGACCTGGTCTAACGGATTGTTGGGCTTCATAGCGCCAGTTTAAGGCCCGCTCGTCGCGCGGCAAACCGGCCGCCGCGCCGCGAAAAATCGCGACGGGCGAAGCCGAAACGTCCGGCGCGTGCAGATTAGCAGGTACCCACCCCACCCCGTCGACACGCGCCCCGGCCATGCCGAGCCCCCGCCCTTCCGTCATTCCGGCAAAAGAGTTCGCTTTTCGTGATCGTCGGCCGCCTGCAGGCCTTGGACCACGTGACGCCATTCCCTTGAGAGTTCGCCTTTTGAGATAACGCGAACCGCCGTAGAGAGGCGAAACCACGGAATTTGATTTACTGTATTAGCGTTGTCTAATGAAGCGCCCCCCAACGTCAGCAGCGGCCTTGGGGGGCTGAATACAAAGGGGGCGGGCCGGGGGATTGCTTTTCCGAGCGCCAAACAGGTTAGGCTAGCAATATGCGTGCCTTAAATGTTATTTCGAGAGGCGGCGGGCGAGCTGGGTGACGGGCGTCTGCATCTTGGTCAACGGGTTGGCCTTATCGACGACTCGAGTCAGCTTGCGAATGGCGGTGTGGTTGTAGACGTCAACGGTGTCGGCCTTCTCATGTCCCAGCAACACCTTCATATCCAGGATGTGAGTATCCTCCTCGGCCAGCTCGGTCCCGTAGAGGTGGCGTAGCGCGTGAGGGTGGCAGAGCTCGCGGGGCAATCGGGCGCGCTTGCCGTACATGGCGATCATGTCCTGGACCGATCGTGGCGCCAGTCGGCGGTTCTCGCCGTAATATTCATGCGCCGGCACAAGTCGGTTATTCAGCGAGACGAACAGCACCCGATCGCCATTGGGCAGGTTACGATCGATCTTCGCGAGATCCGGATGCCCCAGGTACGCTCTTATAAATAAGCGTACCTCCTCGGGCGCCGGGACCATACGCTCTTTTTTCCCTTTCTCCAGAACGCGCAGCTGCAAACGCTCCCGGCCTTTATCGTCTTGCAGCCAAATCAATGACGATTCATTGAGCCCGCACAGACCGGACAATCTGAGACCGCACCCCATCAGCGTTGCGATGATGGCCGCATCGCGGATCCCCATCAGCGATTCGAGATCCGGCTCGATCAGCAGCTTTTCCGCCTGCTTCAGCGTCGGAAATCTAGGCAGACGGACCCCCGCTTTCGGATATTCGAGCAGCTCGGCCGGGTTATCGGCCCGAACCTCAAACCGGAGCATCCAGGCGAAAAATCCTTTCACGGCGCACACGGCCGCAACCCGCGAGCGCGGACACATGCCTTTTTCGAACAGGTGCACGCCACAGAAATCAACCAGATCATCGGTCACGGCCGACACGTGATCCTTCTCCCGCTCGGCCAGAAACAGCTCCAACCGATGCAGATAACCGTCGTACTTGGCGATCGTCGCCCTCGACAGTCCCTGGTTGCAACTCTTGTACTGCAGCCACTGCTTCACCGCTTTTGAAAACAGGGTTTCGCCCGCGTCGTCCTCGGTCATATCGCCTCCAAAAAACATAAATGTATGGGGGGCTTCGGAAAAACCTAACCGGCCTAATCCGGCCCACTTCACGAAAAAACTTTACGCACAAACAACAGCTTACAACAGAATTTCGGTTAGGTTTACTTCCTAACCGGACCTAACCAAAAACTTACCGGATTGATTTTTAAGAACTTTTTTTCCGCCAAAATTAGGAGCACCAAAAATTAACAAAACCTAACCAGTTAGGTTTTGGTTAGGTAAAGGTTAGGTTTTTGAGTTTGCCGTATCTCGATGATTCTAAAAGCGAAAATTGCACTTTTTAGAGGTCGGTTAGGTCGGTTAGGTTTTTCCGAAGCCCCCCCTAGTTCTTTGTTTTGGACGCCTTTAGGCCAAAAAGACCGTCATTCCTTTAATACGTGAGACTTCAACCGTTTCTTTCAGGCATAAAAAAAGCCCCAATGGCGGGGCTCGTGTCGGGCGTGGTTGATCAGGTCGGCGGCCATATCCGCCAGCGCAGCGGAGTTAGATAACGCACGTATCCTGCCCCCGCTACCAACAATTTGAGGGCTTACAGATCAACATCTGTAGGCTTTTTTCGTTTCTGGCGATCCCGTTGATACGCAGAAACCGAGCCGTCTCTTTTCCTCCTGCCGAACGTCTGATTAACGCCCGAGTTGCCAACCGGGTTTGCCCGCTCCGCCTGGATTCGCGACATAAATCCGCACGATCCTATGCTCTTCTGAGCAAGCACGCTTTGTGTGCCGAACTGTGGTTATGTCCTGAGGGATAAGCGATAAACTAAGCTTCGTTCATCAGTCCCAGCACAATAACAAATCATAATGGCTCACTTCCTCTACTTTGGAGAAGACGCCTCCCTGGCGCTTCTCGTACAGGCACGTCTAACGAAACTTGGTCATCGCGTCGATATCGCCGCAAGCTGCGACGAGGCTCTGGAAACGCTGGCTAGGGAACAGTACGACCTCGTGATTCTCGATCAATTTATTCCTGGGAAGGACGGACTGACCACCCTTCGTGAAATACTGGCCTTGCCGTTCGTCCCCGGCGTCATCGTGATTTGTAGAGAGCACGCCTTTGATGTCGCTGTCGAGGCTCTTCGGCTTGGCGCCACGGATTATGTCGTAAAGGACGAGCACGAGGCATTCTTCGATCTTTTGCCGTCTGTCATTCAAAAGGTTCTCGACCGAGAACGCTTGCTCCGCGCCCAGAAAGAATCGGAAAACCGGGATCGAATTGCCGAGATGTTGTTTCATAACGTCACCGAGGGTGTCCTGATCACCGATTCCGAAACGCGCATTATCGCGATCAATCCCGCATTCAGCTCGATCACCGGTTACGCGCCCGAGGAGGTCGTCGGCAATACGCCGGCTATTCTGAGCTCAGGCAGACACGACAAGGCATTTTATAGGAGCATGTGGGAGGCTATCGATCTGACCGGACAATGGAAGGGCGAGATCTGGAACAAGCGGAAGAATCAGGACATTTATCCTCAATGGCTCACCATCAATGTCGTACGAGACGAGAACGGCCGGTTGTTGAACTACATCGCGACCATATCGGACATCACCGAACGCAAGAAGATCGAAGATCGTCTCCGCAATCTCACTCATTACGACACGCTGACAGGGCTTCCCAATCGCGAACTGTTCAATAAACGACTGAATGAAGCCATCAATCGGACCAGGCAGAACAATACCGGCCTCGCACTGCTGTTCGTCGACCTCGACCGGTTCAAAACCGTCAACGATTCCCTGGGTCATAACGCCGGCGACGAATTGCTGCGGCAGGTCGCCGCGCGCATCAAACAGTCGGTCCGCGAGAGCGACGTGACGGCGCGCTTGGGAAGCGATGAATTCACGGTCATTCTGGAGAACATCACGGAGCCGCAAAAGGCGCAAATCGTTGCACAAAAGATTATTCATGCGCTGAACAAGCCGATTAACCTGAAACGTCATCAAGTTTTCATTTCGCCTAGTATCGGAATCGCGTTCTACCCGTCGGACGCTACCGAGATGGAAGAATTGGTCAAGAATGCCGACCGCGCCATGTACACGGCTAAGTGCGAGGGACGCAACAACTTCAAATTTTATTCGCCCGGCATGAATGCCGCGGCCCTGGAACGACTCACACTGGAAACCCAACTGCGGTTGGCTTTGGAGAAGAACCAGTTCGTCCTGAGCTATCAGCCGCAAATCAATCTTCAAACCGGAAGCGTCATCGGAGTCGAGGCCCTGATTCGGTGGAACCACCCCGAGTTTGGGCTTGTACCGCCGGATCAGTTCATACCCTTGCTCGAGGAAACCAATCTGATCCTGCCGGTCGGCGAATGGGTCTTGCGGGCCGGGTGCCGGCAACTCGGCGAATGGCACAAACTGGGGCTGTATCCGTTACGCCTGGCCGTCAATATTTCCGTCCGGCAATATCGTCTCGATCATCTTGTTCCGTTACTCGATGCCATCATTGCTGAAACACAAGTCGACCCGAGCTGCCTGGAACTGGAAATTACCGAGAGCATCATGATCGAAAACCTCGACGCCACACTGCAAATCTTCGAGGCGTTCCGAAACCGAGGCATCCGGATTTCGATCGACGACTTCGGTACCGGCTATTCCTCTTTAAGCTACTTACAGCGATTGCCGATCGACGCACTGAAGATCGATCGCTCGTTCATCCAGAACATTCATACCTCAGCGAGCGACAGGACGATCACCAAAGCCATCATCTCAATGGCGCACAGCTTGGGAATCAAGGTTATTGCCGAGGGCATCGAAAATGCGCGCCACTTGCACTTTCTAAGAGAACAACGCTGCGAAGAAGGACAAGGTTATTTCATTCAACGAGCCATGCCCGCCCATGAGTTGACTGACTGGTTGCTGAGCCGTGCGCCATGTCGGCAAAGCATCCATGATACGGAAACTGTTACGACCGAATAA